CCAACCATCATCCAAATACTAAAGTCCAGATTCCAACAAGTGTCAATGACAGGTAAACCTGATTATGTTGAGTTAGGTAAAGGATACGATTTAAACTAAAAAGAGTAGTTAGATAATTATTAAAAAAGATATAAATGCCACAAAATACAAATAATTTAAATTCTTTAAGTTTTCAAGGAACTGATTACTTAAGAAAGTTAATGCTTACGAAAAATCTACCAATTCGAGATGCATTAGGACCTTATGGTAATTATACCCCTGGAAGTTATTCTATAGAAGACACTAGAGAATTAAATGTTGTAGAACAGCCAGATGTGGATTTAGCTGGTGAATTTTTTATTGATAAATCTTATTTGGCTAACGCATACGGTCCACCAGGTGGGTACGATACCTGGACTCAGATATATACATCCTCACAAAGTTTAGGCAAAGTAAATTTTGGATTATACCCTAACTTTGAAGCACCGGAAACAGGAGCAGGATTATTTGGGGCAAATCCATTTATGACTGTAGGACAATATTATTCTCCTTTACAGATATTGACAAGTGTAAGTTCAGAAGGTTTATTATCAGGCAATTTATTAGATGATAGTTTATTACAACAATATGGTGCACAACAACTAAGAAAAGAATTTGAAAACAGGATAGCGTTTGAACTCTACCAACAAACAGTTGGGAGATTGAATTTTGTAGACGCTATGAAAGACCCATACAATGCATTAGACATTGTTACAGGTAGAGAATCACTAATTGAAAGAGACAATCATATCACAGTTCCCAAAGGACTTGTTGGTAAAGGTTTAGATTTTGTATCCCGATTAACGGGCGTGTATGTTCCCTTTTCTTATATACCAGGAGATTATTTTGAGTTAGAACCTGCTCGTGGATTATCAACGGCCGGTAAAATAGTATCAGATATAACTGGAATATTAGGAAGTTTAGTGGGTATACCAAGGAGAAGACAATCCCCATCTCAAAGATTTTTAGAATATACAGCGGGAGGAACTAAATCATCATTATTTAAACATATCCGATATAACAAATATGGACCTAACTATGGTGAAGGTGCACAAGCACAGACAGCGGTAGGAGCAGCGATAGGTGAAGTTATAGATTTTGTTGGTGGAGGAATACTAGGTTTTGGAAATCAACCACCTAATATGCCTGAATATGTCGGTGGCCCAAGAAATCGTATACAAGATATGACAAGTCCACCGGACAACACGTATGCTGGTAAAAATTACGTACCAATATACGGTCCAGACGCGGTAGCAAAAGAATTTGATTCTAACGAATATGATTTTGGGATGAAAGGTATTGCCTATGCCAATCAAGGAAATGTTCCTGGAGGATTTACATGGTATACAGAGAACACCCCATCAGGAGGTTTTTTACAACAAGTGGGTCAATTTTTAGGTTTTGGTGAAAAACCACCAGGACCACAAGTGCCCGGGACAACTCAAGGATTCGAAGGGTCTACCGATGATACGGCAACCTATGATACTCCAGGTGGTTACGATAATACAAGGTCCACCAACTATAAATTTAGAGACGACTCTATTATGGACGCAACTCAACAAATTATAGATTCTATTCCTAAAGGTGGTGCCCGGTTAAAATCTGTTTCACACGCTATGAATCAAGTTAGTAAAGTTTTTAATGATGGGTATAAAGAACTAACAAAAGGTTCTAGAGTTAGAAGGTTTATTAACTCAGACCCAACTTCAGGCAAAGGTGTAGAACAACCTAGAGAATATTGTAGAATATGGACCAAAGATGTTCCATATTACAATTATAGTAAACTAGTTAAAAATGAAATGAATCATAGGTTTGAAACCTATTCAGTATTAGATAGTCCTTATAATTTAAATGTAGCACCTTGGAGAACAGATGAATCGGGTAAAGGGTCCACCAATATCGTAGACTCTAAAGTTAAGAAATATATGTTCTCAATTGAGAATTTAGCTTGGAGAACAAGTACTCAAAAAGGACTCACATATAATGATTTACCTGCTTGTGAAAGAGGACCAAATGGAGGAAGAATTATGTGGTTTCCTCCTTATGACTTATCCGTTGATGAAGCCAGCCAACCAAACTGGACAGGTAATCAATTTATAGGTAGACCAGAACCCATATATACTTATAACCATACAGACAGAAGTGGTACATTAAAATTTAAAATAGTTGTTGACCATCCTAGTATTTTAAATCTACTAGTAAGAAAAGAATTACAAAAATTAGGACCAAAAGAGACAGATGAAATTTTAGACTCATTTTTTGCGGGATGTAAAAAATACGACATTTTTGATTTAGCTAGAAAATGGCAACAATTTTCAGTTAATGAATTAACACAATACCAAGAAATGTTAAATACTCCTGGTATGGACAGTGAAACAATACAAGAAATATTGGTTGAAACAACAGATGGTGAACCTGGAAAAACAGTACCTACGGACAACATACCCGATTTACAAAGTTACATCCAACCACCACTAGCTTTCTTTTTCGATAACGACTACCCAAATCCAAACACCACACAAACCACATCTAGTGTGAGTTATACTGAATGTGCGGCGGGTAGTATGTCAAAGTTTGGGGGATATCTATCTTCTACTAATTCTGTTACCCAACACCTTAATAGAGCACCTAATGAAGAAGCTAAAGCAGCTTTACAGAATTTCTTTGAGGATGGTAGTGGGGCAAAAAATGAATGGTTGACTAGATGGCCCGCTTTCGCTAAAGCTCTTAAAGAAGTTTTAGATACCGGTCTTTATACAGTAATATTAAATATGGAGGGGTCTGCAAGTTCTATTGCCAGTCAAAGTTATAATCTTAATTTATCTAAAAGAAGACTAGACTCTGTTGAGAAAATGTTCAAAGAATATATTTTAGATGGTGGTGCAGCTTTTAAAACATATATGGAGAATGGAAGACTCCAATTTCCAGGACCGACCGCATTAGGGGAGAATTTATGTTCATCGGATGAAAGTGGTGCTAACGCTGTTTATACGGCTGGTGCAGCAGACTGTAGAGCGGTAAGAATTACTGGTGTTGAGGTACTAAAAGACCCTACACCACCAGAACCACCTAAACCACCAAGAAGAATAGAAAGACCAACACCACCTGAAATTAAGGAAAAAGAAAAAAGACAAAAAAATACTAGAAGAGAGATAGCGAATAAAGTATTAATGAAAATGGTTACCGAATGTGATTATTTTGATTTAATACAAGAAGAAAATGAATTTATTTATGATACCCTTAAACAAAAATTTAAATTTTTCCATCCAGCATTTCATTCTATAACACCTGAAGGATTAAACAGTAGACTAACATTTTTAAATCAATGTGTAAGACCAGGAGCAACAATTCCAACTAAAACAGCCGACGGAATCCTATCAACAGAAGACGCTGCAAGAAACACTGCATTTGGAGCTCCACCTATATGTGTGTTAAGAATTGGGGATTTCTATAATACTAAGATTGCCATACAACAATTGAGTATTAGTTATGATGATAATTTGTTTGATTTAAATCCAGAAGGGATTGGTGTACAACCTATGATAGCTTCTGTTAATATTACCTTTAATTATATTGGTGGACAAGGATTAAAAGAACCCGTTAATAGATTACAAAACGCTCTTTCATTTAATTATTACGCAAATACTGAAATGTTTGATGATAGGGCAGTTTTAACTGTAACTGATGATGATGTGGACGAACAAGCGTGGTTAGCGGCAAATCAAGACTTAATAGGACAGACACAAGGAAGTGGTGCGGGCAATCAAGAAGATGAAGCGGCATTAGAAGACGCGTTAGATAGTTCAGAACAAGACGGATTAACTATCGGAGATAGACAAAATCCAACCATAACAACAAGTGGAGAATCAGGGTTTATAACTTATAAGTCGGTTTATAGTGACTTTAACACATCTGCATTTGATTATATGACATCAACAACCAACCAAGTAGACAATATTATGAAGAACTATAATAATGGTTGGCTACAGGTATTAACAAATGAAAAGGAATGGGTTGATGGGGAATATTATATAGGTACGTCAGTGGGTGCATATAACACTGTAAATGGTAAACTAGTCGGAGTACCCATAAATTGGCAAAATAATTTTAATGACTTTTTTGATAGTTTCGTAGAAGATATAGATGACGATTTAACTTATATACAACAACAACATGCTACAGTTAACCCATCTAATAAAAATAAAAGAAGGTTAAGAAATTTCTTAAAAGATAAAGCGGAAGAGATAGCAAGAGAAATTGGGGGTGTATTACAAGCTGCACAATCAGAACTTAAAAATAAGTCTTTAGCCTACATAAGTAATGTTAATAAAATAAATGCATTAGGAAGAGGGTGTGATGGTTATATCACTAATGGAAAAACCACCGTATTTAGTTTGTCGGGAGAAACCACAACAGTGCACTCAACGTCACCAACCACGTCAACAGACACTTTAATAGAAATGGGTACAGATTATGAATACACTACAAATGTTACCACTTATTATTCTGAAGTTTATAATGGAGAGACTAGTGTAGGTTGTTATTCACAAGGAGCTTTATGTGTACACGCCAATAGTAGTATAAGTGAGATGTTCAATTTAACTAAATCCGGTAGATTCACAAACCCAGATACCACCGCCTGGACAACCAATCCATCAACTATAGGGATAGAAATAGCCCCAACTCAAAGCACCAAACTTACAGCAGATAAATCGGACGTATTTGTTTTTTCACATATAGCCATGGAAAAATCCATTGTAGACTCTACAATGACCGGTAATTTACAATATTTTAAAGAAAATTATAACCCTTATAAAAATAATAGTAATTCTTTATGGACAGGAATTCGTGATGCATTAAAAATTACTTCTGTTGACCCAGATTGGTTAAAAGACTGTATTGTTGCTTTTAGTGACGCTATTTCATTAAATGAAAATTATTTCTTAGGACAAATGGTTACAGCTCAACAACAAGTTACCCAAAGATTTGCTCCTGAGGGACAAACTAACATTGTTGAAGGTCTTTCTATTGCTGGAGATTCTACGAGTATCACTGAAGTTAAAATAGAAAAAGAGAGAAAATTATATTATGACAAAGTGACAGACACTAGTTATGAAGAAATAATAAGAAGAGTACATACTACAACAAATGAGGGTAATACTAACTTTAATTTAAAATTTAATTAAAAATGGCAGATTACTACGATAGATACAAACAATTTATTATAAATGGAAAAAATAAACCAGTACCATTTATAAGGATAAAGTCAAAACCATCAGACAAGAAAGTTATATATAAAGTAGGGCAATCTAGATTAGATAAAATTAGTCAAGAATATTATGGCACACCTTATTTTGGCTGGTTAATATTACAAGCGAATCCAGATGTTGGTGGCTTAGAATGGGACATAAATGATGGAAGAGTATTGACTGTTCCATATCCTTTAGTAGCTTCATTACAACAATATAAACAATCAGTTGATGACTACTATTTTTATTATGGTAAATCAGATGAGGACTTAAAGGACCCTAATGGAACCACTTCATATTAGTAAACTAACATGGCGAATGAAATTTATAATAACGATAACATACTTGTCGAACTAGCAGAAAACAATGTAGTTCTTCTCGACCCAAACAAAGTTGTGGATGTTAACGGTAAACCACAAGACAGACTTGTAAGCCAAGAAAATTTAACTATATACGCTAATTTACAGGCAAGAGTAGTGCCTAGAAGTAAAGTTATTACTGGTTCTGGAATGGAAACCGAATCATTAGTTGATGTTTTTGAAGGTAAAATTAACTTTTTAAAACCAGGAGGAAAAGACTATATGACTAGTGATTGGACTGACACCGAAACAGGTGGGTCCAATCAAGACGGACCATATAATCAGAAGGTATTCATCACAAAGAAAGACCCTTTTATGGGTAATACGGAGAATAAAACTGAGAGCATAAAGAATAGATTAGATAACGAATCTTTTGGTATATCCAACATTAGTGTAACTTATGACCGTTCATATGTTCCACAAGTAAGCATGACCTTTATCGATGTTAGAGGAAAAACTTTATTTGAAATGGGAAATAATTCTGCTTATGCAGTATTTTTTAATCTTCCATATCCATTATTTCTTTTAACATTAAAAGGTTATTACGGAAAAGCGGTCCAATACCAACTAATGTTAAGAAAATTTAACGCTAATTTTGACCCCGAAACCGGTAATTATACGGTTACTTGTGATTTTATAGGTAGAATAGCGGCCTTACTCGCAGATATAAATGTGTCACAATTACTTAACGCTCCTTATATGTACGCCAGAAGTTATGGGGTAACTAATGTAGAGAATGATGATGTAGACACATTCACCACCACCAAAGGATATCAAACACTTAATGAAGTTTTTGTAACCTATAAAAGAAATAATTTATTAGGTCCTAATGTACCACATTTAACATTAAGGCAATTAGCAACTAAAGCTAAAACTTTAGAGGAAGCTATAGAAAAAGAATTAAAGAAACAAAATTTAAAAGCGTTAGATGATATCGATAAGTATGAAAAGGTTCTAGATTCGTATCTAGCAAAAGTAATGGATAGTGGTGGATGGAGACGAACCTATATGGATGTCGGTGGACTTAATGAATATTATGATGAAATTAAGGATTTAACTTATTATAGTTGGAAAAAAACATACCAAGACGACCTACCAAAAAGAGAATCAGGTAGGGATAAATTAAAAAAGGAGATTAGTGAACATAATGCGGCACTATTAGAAAACCCAACATTCGGAAAAAGTGGGACACACTCTATTCCAGTAGACATCGGTTACCAAAACTTCACTGTTTTACCACCAGAAGGTAGAGAAAATAATGGGTTGGAGTGGTTTATGTTTGAAGGTGTCCCTTCTTCATTTGAGACTAAAATTAACAATATTTTTACTAAATTTAACGAAAAAAGACAGATTGTAGAGAAAAATCTAACCGATGTTGTTAACGAAGTTATAGAAAGTGAACAAGGATTAGGGTTTAGACCTACAGTTAGAAACTTATTTGGTATAGTTATCGCAAATGCAGATACTTTCTTGAGACTTATGAACGATGTTCATTTAGACGCAATGAATCAGAGAAATAACCCTGATAGATTAAACGCTGTTAAAGGAAACGGTAAAGCGTCTACCAGCTCAGAATTACCAGAAGATAATTTTATTTATCCGTGGCCTCATTATTATGTTAGAGAAGAAAATGAAGATGGTGGAACGTCTTTTGTTACCACATATCCAGGAGCCATTAAAGTTATATCTAGTACAAAAGCATATAAAAGTGAGTCGTGGCCCGAAGTAGAGTTTGTAGAAGAATTTCTTAAAGCTTCTACTATTAAAGATACTGGACAAAACCAATTTAACTTCGGAGTGTCAACACTAGGTGAGAATTGGGTACCCACAACATCTTTTGATGTATTTGAAACCCAAAGTTATTTAAAAGTAAGTGAAGTAGATTTTAGTTATGAAGTGTGGGATAGGTCCACAATACACGGTTTCTTTTCAGGAATACAATTTAGATATAATAAAAACACTTCGGATTTACTATTAAAAAATATATCAAAATTTGAATCAGTTACTATACAGGAAAAAACAAACGGATTCTTTGATTTACAAGAATTGTTGAAAAACCAAACATGGAGTTATAATAGTTTTCTGGAGTATTTGAAAGCTATAGCTCCTCTTACTGATTATCAGCTACTTGTAAGAGACGAATATGTTACTCCATATATTAGAGAAAAAATTAATAATGCTAGATTTAAAATCTATCCATACACCCTTTTAGTAGGAGCACAATATCAGTCAAGAGATATAGATATTCAGAATCAGATTGAGACTATGAATGAATCTATACTCACCCAATCAGCAGAAGATAACATCTTAGACACCTACCCATTAGTGGATTTTGATTTTACACAAGGAGAAGACATAGATGGGAGTACAGGAGAATACATTTATGGTCCATGGACAAAAATGAACTTAGCTAACGGTCACAATTTACCTTCTAAACAAGAACTTAATAAATTAAGTAATTCCTTGGTTTATGGTAGTGATGTTAAATCTTATACTTCTTTATTAAGTGCAGCTGAAGGAGTAGAAGATAGTATATGTATAACCCCACCACACTTCTTTTGTGATGCATGGTGGACAACACCAACCATGATTAACGACTACTCTACTATTCTGGAAAAAAGAACAATTAATATTTTAAATACATCACTCAGTTGGAAATTATTTTTTGAAGATATTAATACAAGAGAAAAAACACCTTACTATACTCCTGTAACACCAGAAAATACATCTATTAATAATGGGTTATTTTTAACTGAAGGAGCGGTGGATTATAGTGAAATATATATTAATGGTAAGACATTTGACAAACAATTAACATCAATGCTAAACACACCTTATTTTACTAACGCGATGATTGAAGGTGTGATGAACGAATTAACCGGTGCACCTAACCCATACATTAGTGCCTCTTATTTATTTTTAAATTCATTACCTTTAGCAAGTTTAAAAGAATTAACAATTAAACAATTAAAAGAGGGCGGTCAAATGCCAGAATTTGGTGACTATGTTTTTACAACCCTTAACCAACTTTCAGCAGTACACCCCCTACCGTACGCATGGATTTTAAAATATGGAAGTATATGGCATAGATATAAGAATTTTATAGAGAACGGGATAGACATTCTAGATTCAGTATGGAAGGATTTCGACGCCAACAAGTATTTTAACGATACTTCAGGATTAATAAATCAATATTCATTGAATATTGGTGAAAATAATACCCAAATACTATTTTCTGGGGATTGGAATATAGGGGGTAATTTTAGAAAGATAAATGTAGGGTTCTATCCTGAATTAAATAATTTAATGCATTATTTTGTTACAGGAGACCTACTTTATAATTCAGTACCTGTAACAGGTGTGCCGTTATCTAGTATAGAGGTAAATAATTTTATAAACATTGGTGCCCTAAATGTCAAACACTCAACAGACTTAGATATATCCCCAGCACAGAGTCCAACACAAGGAGATGTTAATTGTCAGTTTTGGTACACTTATTATGACACCAGTAGAGATGTCTTTACGAGTGGATATACACCCCAATATATTTTATATCCGGGAGGTGCTATTAAAAAAGAACAACTCAGTTTTGAAGTAGACCCATTTAACTTAACAAATAATCCTACAACACATAATGGTAATGTGAGGTTTTGTTGGGGGATGTCTAATTATGGATATTTTGAACATACACCAACAAGTAAACCTTCATATAACGAATATTGTAAGAAAATTAATAACCTACAAAAAGAACAAAGAGCTTTTCATATTTCTTCTTTAGGTGATTATAGTAGTATAGATGAGATATTTGACGTGTTTTCACCAGAAATATTAGACACATTTGAAGAATATTTTCTTAATTTTTCTCAGAAAGATGTTGATTTTAACCCCGCTTTAAACGCTTTTAGTGCAACTACTGACTCACAGGACTCCACAGATGTGTGGGGAAATAAAATAGGTGAGACCGACTTAAAAACTCTACAATCGGTTATAAGAAATATGATGACAGTAAGTCAAGATAGTGTGACACCGGCAGATACGGCTACAGAATTTGGGTATAATTTAGCAAAAACACAACTTAATAAAAGTAATAGAATTTTAGGGTTGTTTATGGCAGATACCGTCGCATTTAATTTCTATAACCCAAAAGATATTAATATAAAAGCTTTAAGGACTTTTGTAGGAGACCAGAAATATTATGATTGGGGAGAATATAAAGGTAATTTACCTCCAGAAGTGCCATTTGCCACCTCCCAACTCAATCATCCACAAGAATGGAAAGACTTACAATTACACATAGGACAAATCGGAGATTCTTCACATCTAAGTTTAGTGTACAGTGATTATGGGTCGGAGATAACTGACTTTTTTAGAGAAATGAATATTGATTTCACTTCAGAGAATATTAAATTACTTAGAAAAATTATTAAAATATATGTTACTGAAAGAATAAAAAATGGTTCCACCACAAATAGTCTTAATTTTACCACCGTCGCTTCTGCCCTTACTCCGGTAGCAGCTCCCGCAAATTTTAATAGTGAATTTATTCAGAAGATAAAAAATGAGATAGTGGAAAAGTTAGATGACGGACAATACCAACACCTAAATCAACTATTCTTTAATTTAAAACAAGATTTACCCGAGATACCAAACGAAGGACTTATAGATGATTTTAAGGATGAAAGTGCAATACAAAGCGATGAGTTAAAATTAGATTTATACAATACATTTAGAGTAATAAATGATAAATGGATTTCTGGAGAAGAAATAGAGAGAAAACTTATATTTGAAGATTTTTTATTTTTAGATATAGCTAATAGGGACATCGGGGACACCGCTATTCTAGGGTTAGACGCCTTTAAATCATTAACAAATCCAGCAAATGGAAGTTTAAATTTATTAGGTCTTATAGGTTCTATTTTAGATAATCAGAATTTTAATTTTTTACCCCTACCGTCGTATATTAATTTTTATGGGGTAACCAGTGACGGTAAAGAATACTCAAAATACAACACCACCGACGAAGCTAATTCTTTATTTGGAACCCATTTAGAAGTAGATTATTTGGAGTCTTCACCTAAATTTGTGTGTCAATATGTAGGAGAAACATCTTCATTACCTGATGTTAAAAACCCCATAAATCGATATAACAGTGATTCATTTTTAATGGGAAGAACCGCAGACAACCCTCTTTTTTCTAATTGTGCAGACCCCAAGAGGTGTAACAAAGTAATGTCTTTTGCGGTAGACTTCGGTATAGATAATCAAAATATATTTAAAGGAGTAAATTTAGACACTTCTGATACCAAACCAACAGCGGAAAGTTTTGTGGTTGAAGAACAATTAGCACAATCAGCAAATGATAAAACTATCGCGACCCAAGGACTAAGTTTATTTAATGTATACAGAACTCGTTCTTATACTTGTAAAGTTAGCGCAATGGGTAATGTATGTATCCAACCCACAATGTATTTTTCATTAAGAAATGTACCTATGTTCACGGGACCATACCTAATTATGACAGTTGAACATTCGATACAACCAAATACCATGACTACCACATTTACAGGTGTAAGGGTACCATTCCACCGATTACCAAACGTGGAGAATTTTGTGGCTAAATTAGCAAAATCATTTGTAAAGAAGGTAAGAGTTAAACAAAAAACAGATAATAAACAAGAGAGAGAAGGAGGATTTCATCCTGAAGGTACGGAACAAAATACAGATGGTAATGCAAAAGCACCACGGTTTAGTGGACCATCGGATGTTAAATCTATTATTGTACACGTTACAGCTGGTACCGATTATGGGAATAAACCAGTTGAAACTATAGACAAACAACATAAGAATAGAGATTTTTCTGGTATTGGGTACCATTATTTAATATCTAGAGGAACAGGTGGTAGTCCGGGTAATGGAACAATTTTAAAAGCTAGACCAACAAAGTATCAAGGAGCACATACTCGTGGAGCAAACGCCTATAGTATAGGGATAGCTCTGATAGCCAATTGTTCAAAAATGGGAACTTACGATTCAAGTGGTGGAGACTACGCTACTCACCCTCAAAAAGACTCCTTAGAAGACTTAATGTTATATATTGCCTTTCAATACGGACTTTTACAATTAAGAAGAACTGCTAATACTACGGAAGCGACCACACTATGGGTGGGAGGGTCTATTACCCCTATTAACTTAGGACCTATAGCAAGTGCACCCGCTAAAGTAACCGCAGAACAGTTTGCTCGTATATTCTACGGTCATAATCAGTTCAGTAATAAAAGATGTCCATGTTTCCAAATGAAAAATGCATTAGCGGGAACACTAGGAAGAAATTTGAGAAGTAAACTAGGTACCATGATAAATAAGATAGAATTTGATGTTGATACTGACGGAGACAGTTGGGAAGATGTTTCATCAACAATGTATTATAGTTTAAAACCATCAACTTTTTTACATATGATTGCTCCCGCTGTTAATGCTAGTCCATATGAAGGAACAAGAAATTTCGATGGGGTAGGGGAATATGTTGATAGTAACTAGAAATATACTTAACTTTCTTACACTATAAGATATTTATAATAAAAAACACTATGGAAAACTTAAAAAGTAAATTAGACAAGTACCTAGGAAACCAACCAGAGAAAAAAGCACCTACAGTTGAAGAAGAGGGATATGAAGAAGTATGTGATTTAAAAACTGGAGAATGCTATACTATCAAAACTAAAGACGGTTTGATAGAAAGAGTAAATAAGAAAATGGTAACCGAAGACGGTAGAACCTTATTAATGGATTAAAATGAATATAGAAAACCAAATAAGTGAGGAGTTAAAACGTTATTCTAAAATTACTGACTATGTGGAAATGTTAGAAGAAACATCACAAGGAAGTTTAAGTAGCGTAGGCTCCGGATTTGTGAACACCCAAGGTCAATCAGGCAGACTAGAAGCGTTTAATAAACGCCAACGAGATATGAGTGAACAAGAAGGAGATGCTCCAGCTGATTTAGAAGGGGGAGATGAAGAAGAACTAGATATGGATGTTGAAGGTGGTGACGAAGGTGGTGAAGAAGAACTAGATATGGATGTTGAAGGTGGTGAAGACTTAGAAGGAGAAGAAGATGTTGCAGCTGATTTAGAAGGTGGAGACGTAGAAGGTGTAGAAGGAGCTGAAGAGGAATCTGAAGTTGAGGAGTTAGATGTGACAGACATAGTAACTATGACAAAGGAAACAGGGGAAAAAGCTGACACAGTTTCCCAAGAAATAACAACCCAAAGTCAAAGAATAAGTGATTTAATGGGTAAATTAGATTCTCTAGAAACTCAGTTAGGCTCAATGGATAAGGTTTTAGACCAAATGAATAATTTAGAAAATAAGTTTGCAGAACTAAAACCAGAAACTCCGACCGAAAAATTAGAACTCAGATACTTAGACAGTGGACCATTTACAAAAAAACCACATGAATTTTGGGACGAAAAAAACGCAGAACTTAAAAAACACCCTAATAAACATGAGTATGTTTTAACACAAGATGAGGTAGATGAATATAATGATACCGATATAAAAAATAGTTGGGTTCCAGATGAAGAGGAAGAAGAAGATATTTCCGTATTAGGAAATAGAGCATAAAATATATTATAAATAACTTATTTTAAACGGGTAATCAGTTGACTTACCCGTTTTTTGTTTTTATATTTTATTGTAAATTAATTTAGTAAAAAATAAAAAAAATATTATGAGTTTAGAAGCAATATTAAAACAGTACGAAAACACACAAAAAGCTAGCACTTCCGATAAACCCTTTATTAGTAATGAAGAAAGATTAAAAAAATATTTTGCAACTTTTCTTCCTAAAGGTCAAACAGAAGGCGAAAAAACAATTAGAATCCTACCTACAGCAGATGGTAGTTCACCATTTAAAGAAGTATTTTTTCACGAAGTACAAGTAGATGGTAGATGGGTAAAATTAATGGACCCAGGAAAGAACGGAGACGGTTCCCCAACAGGTGATAGAAGCCCACTTAATGAAGTAGAAGAGGCTTTAAGATTAACTGGTAATGATAAAGATAAAGAGTTAGCGAGACAATATCGTTCACGTAAATTTTATATCGTTAAATTAGTTGATAGAAACAATGAAGAAGACGGTGTTAAATTTTGGAGATTTAAACACAATTGGAAAGGTGACGGGACATTAGATAAAATTATTCCAATCTTTCAAAAACGTGGTGATATAACTAATGTTACTGAAGGAAGAGATTTAACTCTTATGTTAAAATCTGTACCACTACCAAGTGGAAAAGGAAACTATACGGTAGTTTCTATGGTTATGGCAGAAGACCCAAGTCCTCTATCAACAGACACACAAAAAACAAAAGAATGGACAGAAAACGCTGAAGTATGGAAAGATGTTTATGCTCAAAAACCAGTAGAGTATCTTGAAGCGGTTTCTAAAGGTGAAACACCTAATTGGGACAATAATTTGAAGAAATATACATATGGTGATAGTACAGAAACTACTGTAGATGTAACACCACCCCCTTCACCAGACCCACAAGCAACACAAAAAGTAGACGAAGATTTACCATTTTAATATAATTGACGATGGCTATAAAAAAGAAAAATTTTAAAGACATTAAGTCTAAGTTTTCTAAGAAAGCTGCATTCAAACCAGATAGATTTTTGGATTTGGGTGAAGCTTTTTTAGATGCAACAGGATTACCTGGACCTGCTATGGGACATATAAACATGTTTTTAGGACATAGTGACACAGGAAAAACAACAGCACTAGTTAAAACCGCTGTGGATGCACAAAGAAAAGAAATTTTACCTGTTTTTATAATTACCGAACAAAAGTGGGATTTTGAACACGCTAAACTTATGGGTTTAGATTGTGATGTAAATAAAGATGGTGAGTGGGACGGTTTCTTTTTATTTAATAATGATTTCCAATATATAGAACAGATTACAGACTATATTAATGAGTTATTAGACGCTCAAATTAAGGGAGACCTAGATTATGATTTATTATTTTTATGGGATTCTGTGGGGTCTGTGCCATGTAAAATGACCTTTGATGGTAAAGGAGGTAAACAACATAATGCAGCAGTATTCGCTGATAAAATTGGAATGGGAATCAATCAAAGAATTACAGGTTCAAGAAAACAGAGTTGTAAGTTTTTAAACACTTTGGTTACTGTAAATCAACCATGGGTAGAGTTGCCAGATAACCCATTTAGTCAACCAAAAATTAAAGCTAAAGGCGGTGAATCACTCTGGCTAAACTCTACCATAGTATTTTTATACGGGAATCAAAAAAATGCTGGGATATCAAAAATAACTGCTACAAAAGATAAGAGAAAAGTTAAATTTGCTACCCGAACCAAAATATCTATCCTTAAAAATCATGTAAACGGTCTCGGGTATGAAGACGGTAAAATCTTAGTAACCCCACACGGGTTTTTAAAAGGAAAAGATAGTACAGAACAGAAAAAATCTATTGAAAAATATAAAGCTGAGAACGCAGAATATTGGAAAAATATTATTGGGTCAGAAGGCGATTATAATTTAGCAGTAGAAGATACAGGAGAATTGTTTTAGTTATTAACCTTTAAACAGAAAAAAATTGAACACTTTATTGATTGATGGTAATAGCTTACTACAAACAGGCTTTCACGGAGTAAAAGATTACTTTCATAATGGCAAACATTTCGGAGCCATATTTCATTTTTTAAATACAATTAGAAAACATCTAGTAGAACAAGATTACAATAAAGTAGTGGTATTCTGGGATGGTAAAAATAATGCAAAATATAGACAAGATATTTTGAGTGAATATAAAATAAATAGACGAAAACGACTTACACCTGAACAAGAAAACGATTTATTTAGACAAAAACATAGAATAACCCAATACCTAGAAGAGGTATTTGTAAGACAAGCAGAGTTTAATAATTGTGAAGCGGATGATTGCATAGCTTATTATTGTGCTAACACGGAGGACGAAAATAAATTAATATTAACTAATGATAAAGATTTAAGCCAATTAGTTAATGAAAAAACTACTATTAAATTCTTAAATGACGGTAAAATAATAGACGAAAATCAAAAAATAACCATATCTAAATTAAGTGTGCCAACTAATAATGTTACCTTAATTAAAATTTTATTGGGAGACAAAAGTGACAACATAAAGGGAATTAGGTTTTTAGGTGAAAAAACTTTAAAAACATATTTTCCCGAAATAGAAGAAAAAACAATAACCTTGAAAGAGGTATTAGATAAAGCTAAAATATTAGTGGACGAACAACATGTAAAAAACAAAGGAATAAATAACCTTGTTAAAGGATTTTGTGTGGACGGAAGAATAGGTGACGAATTCTTTAAAACTAATAAAGAACTTGTTGATTTAGAAAAAGTTTTTTTAAACGACAATGCAAAAAAAGATATTATATCTTTAATTAATGAAAATCTTGACCCTGAAGGAAGAAATTATGAAAATATAGTGACAATGATGTTGGAAGATGGTATATTTAATGTACTTCCTAAAAAGGATGATGGGTGGACAGAATTTTACAAACCATTTATAAGACTAACCAAAAAAGAAATTAAAAGTTATGAGAGAAAAAACTAATTGGAAATTTGAAGAAAAGAAATCAGTAGTTAAATGTGAATTTCTACTTACATTAAATGAAAATATTATATGCCAAAGATATTTTAATGTTAGAAACTACAACCCAAAAACAAAGAATTCGTTAGATTTGTATTATACAATTTCAGATATAGCAGAGGAATTAAAATATAATCTAAAAAATAAGGCGTTTGATTATATGTATGACAGGTATAATCAACATACGAATTATGTAAATTTGTCAGACCAAGACCTTGAAAGAAGTGAGGATGAAGTCTTTCATTTATATGTAAAACAGAATACAGATATACTAATACACAAAATTATTCCTTCTGATGTTTACCCAGGAAGGATAAGATATACTGTGGACATTAGGCCTCTAGTACCACAAATTTTAGGAGACTTAACTGACACCCTGTCAAGAAAAAAAATAGCTAGAAAATATCTGAATTTAGAACTCTAAAAGATATTTATAATAGCCTAAAAAAACATAAGATAAATGAATAAAAACTCTAACTTCGGTTATCTGGGATATAACTTCCAGATTAAATTATTAAATCAAATTATAACTGACAAAAAATATTGTCAGAGTATAATTGATGTCATTGACGCAAAGTATTTTGACAACCAATACTTTAAAATAATTGCACAAATGACAAAAGAATACCATGAGAAATATCAAACACCACCTAACTTTGACACACTCAATCAACTAACTAAAATTGAGGTTAGTAGTGAAATGGCAAAAAAGACTATATTTGATATGATTTTGGACGTACAAAATGCATCTTTAGATGATTATTTGTGGGTTCAAGAAAAAGGATTAAAATTTTGTAAACAACAAGAATTAAAAAAAGCAATAAGTAAGGTTAATAAAATTCTAGAAAAAGGTGATTTTGAATCTTATGATAAATGTGAAGAGTATATAAGAGAAGCGATTAGAGTTGGTGAAAATACTGATGGTGCATTAGATGTTTTTGAAGATATCGCAGAAGCATTAGAAGAAGATTATCGGGACCCTATACCTACAGGAATAAATGGTATAGACAATCTTTTAGATGGTGGATTAGCTAAAGGAGAAATAGGTGTGTTTTTAGCACCTACAGGTGTTGGAAAAACAACAGTATTAACCAAACTTGCTAATACCGCATATAATCTAGGGTTTAATGTTCTACAAATTTTCTTTGAAGACAACCCCAAAGTCATCCAAAGAAAACATATTACATGCTGGACTCAAATACCCCAAAGGAAGCAGGTAGAGAAAAAAGAAGAAGTATTAGAAAAATTAACTGCATATAGAGATAGAGGTAAACTTATATTAGAAAAATTACCGTCAGATAGAATAACTATTAATACTATAAAAAATAAGATTAGGAAGTTAATGGCGGAAGGAAATAAATTTGATATGATATTATTAGATTATATAGATTGTGTAGTTCCGGATAGAGGATTTAGTGATGAATGGAAAGGAGAAGGTCTGGTTATGAGACAATTTGAGACTATGTGTAATGAATTTGATGTGGTAGGATGGACCGCGGCACAAGGTAATAGGACATCAATTAGTTCAGAGGTAGTTACAAATGATATGATGGGAGGCTCAATTAAAAAAGCACAAGTAGGACACGTAATAATATCGATAGCTAAAACCCTACAACAGAAAGAATTAGGGTTAGCTACTATCGCACTTACAAAATCACGAATAGGTAAAGACGGTGTAGTATTTGAAAATTGTAAATTTGATAACGAATTATTAACAATAGATACAGAACAGTCACAAACTTTATTAGACCTAGAACATAATAGAGAACAAAGAAATGCACAAAGAGTAAGGCAAGCTCTAGAAAGAAGACAAGAACAAATAAACAATCAATAAAATAAAAAGTTAAAATATGGAAATTTCAAATAAAATTTTATCGGATATTACTGTTTATATGAAATACGCTAAGTATATTCCAGAATTAAACAGAAGAGAGACGTGGGAAGAGCTAGTAACGCGTAATAAAAATATGCATATAAAAGCTTATCCTCATATTAAGGAAGAGATAGAAGAAAAATACAAATCAGTATACGATAAAAAGGTATTACCATCAATGAGAAGTATGCAATTTGGAGGTAAACCAATTGACATAAGTCCAAATAGAATTTATAACTGTGCATATATGCCTGTTGACCATATTGACTCATTTTCAGAGTGCATGTTCTTATTATTAGGAGGTACAGGTGTTGGGTACTCAGTCCAAAAACATCATGTCTCTAAATTGCCTGTAATACAAAAACCATACCCAAAAAGAAAGAAAAGATTTTTAATTGGAGATTCTATTGAAGGTTGGGCAGACTCCATTAAAGTGTTAATGAAGTCATACATGAATGGTGGTGGTAGTAAAATTGAATTTGATTATTCGGATATTAGACCAAAAGGAGCTAGACTTATTACATCCGGCGGTAAAGCTCCTGGACCTCAACCACTAAAAGAATGTTTGGTTAAAGTAGAAGGGTTATTAAGTCAGAAAGAAAATGGAGAACAAATAACTACCCTGGAAGCTCATGATATTGTATGTCATATTGCTGACGCTGTATTAGCTGGAGGAATTAGAAGAGCTGCCTTAATTTCGTTATTTAGTGCGGATGATGACGCAATGATTGGATGTAAAGCTGGTAACTGGTGGGAATTGAATCCACAAAGAGGTAGAGCTAATAATTCAGCCTGTTTAATGAGACATAAAATTACTAAAGAATTCTTTATGGATTTATGGAAAAGGGTTGAATTAAGTGGAGCCGGAGAACCAGGAATATACCTTAATAATGATAAAGATTGGGGCACTAATCCATGTTGTGAAATTGCTTTGAGACCATATCAATTTTGTAATCTTTGTGAAGTAAATGTAAGTAATATAGAATCACAAGAAGACTTAAATGAAAGAGTTAAGACTGCAGCATTCATAGGAACACTTCAAGCAGGATATACTAATTTCCATTACTTAAGAGAAGTATGGCAAGAGACAACAGAAAAAGATGCTTTAATAGGTGTGAGTATGACGGGTATAGGTAGTGGAAAAGTTTTAGGGTATGATATGTCTAAAGCGGCAAGTTTAGTTAAGAGAGAAAATACACGAGTATCAAAATTACTAGGAATAAATCAAGCAGCGAGAACAACAACAGTAAAACCTGCAGGAACCACTTCATTAACATTAGGAACTTCTTCAGGTATCCATGCATGGCACAATGATTATTATATAAGAAGAATTAGAGTTGGTAAGAATGAAGCAATATACAGTTATTTAGCGGTTTATCACCCAGAGCTAGTAGAAGACGAATATTTCAGGCCACATGATACTGCAGTAATTAGCATACCACAAAAAGCACCAGAAGGGTCAATATTAAGAACAGAATCACCATTCCAGTTATTAGAAAGAGTAAAAAAAGTAGCGTGTGAATGGGTAAACGCAGGTCATAGAAAAGGTTCTAATTCTCATAATGTTTCAGCAACAATTTCATTAAGAGACCATGAATGGGATGCTGCTGGAGAATGGATGTGGGAAAATAGAAAATTCTATAACGGTCTTTCTGTTTTACCATATAATGGAGGAACCTATAAACAGGCTCCATTTGAGGATTGTACTAGAGAAGAGTACGAAGAAATGTTAACAGCATTAAAATCAGTTGATTTGTCTAATGTAGTAGAATTAGACGACAATACAGATTTATCGGGTGAATTAGCGTGTGCAGGAGGAACTTGTGAAATAGATGTTGACTTAAAAGAAATAAATTCAAACGGCAAAGTAAAAGAAATAGAAATTAGTGAAACACAAATATAGTAAAGAAACTTTATATCATTTTAATTGTGGTAAATGTAACAAATGGTGGTCAATAGCTGACTACCATTTATTGTCTATTAACGAATCAACTAGTGTAACATGCCCTCATTGTAGTTTTAAAGAAGAAACAAAAGAAGTAAAAAATGAAAAGAGCTGACGACTGGATTACAGAATTACACCATAAAGAATCAATGGGTGGCAATGTCTTGGATTTATATGGACATAAAGTGGAGGACATCCATACTATAGTAGATTCTTTTGTTTACGAACACCTCAAACTTAACACTAAAGACATTTCTATTTTTTTAGGCTCGAACAATAATCTGACCAAAGGAATAGTGTGTGACATTATTAAAATCTATGGTCTTAATTACACAGAATGTGTTTACAACCCCTCACTCCTTAAAATTTCTAGTTAAAATATTTATATAGATAATAGAATTGAACTCTCTAATATTTATATATAAAACTTATTATGCCAGAGAATGGAACATACGGAATAGATTTCCCTTTTAGAGAGAGTAGATTAGGGTACTTTTTAGAATTAACTGAAACTCCCGAAGATGAAATTAAATCCGATTTAATACACTTACTTTTAACCAGGAAAGGTAGTAGGTATTTTTTACCAGATTTTGGTACACGTTTATATGAGTTCATTTTCGAACCATTAGACTCCCCAACATTTAATTCTATAGATTCAGAAATAAGACAACAAGTGGAAAAATACATCCCTAATTTAAAAATAACTAATATAGATATTAGTCCTGCTTTAGAAACAGAAGAAACAACAGGAACAATAGTATCTGATAACGACCCTAGAGTTTATAGAATTGCGGGTCAAGGGACTAAAGAACATACTGCGGTGGTAAAAATAGATTATACTATTGTTAACGCTGCATTTGAAACTAGAGATTTTGTTATAATTAATATATAATATGGCTAACAATAAAATATCATACACGGAAAGAGACTTTGTAGGGATTAGAACTGAACTACTTAGATATACTAAAGAACAATACCCAGATTTAATAAAGAATTCGAATGACGCTTCTATATTTTCTGTATTTTTAGATTTAAATGCGGCAGTTGCGGATAATTTACATTATCATATAGATAGAAGCTTACAAGAAACAGTATTACAATTTGCACACCAAAGGTCTTCTTTATATAATATTGCAAGAACTTATGGGTTGAAGATTCCAGGAAATAGACCTGCTGTTTCAGTAGCAGATTTCTCCATTATAGTGCCAGTAGCAGGGGATAAAGAGAATTTTAGTTATTTAGGGACACTTAGAAGAAACTCACAAGTTAAGGGAGCGGGACAAGTTTTTGAAACGAAATATGACGTGGATTTTTCCTCACCATTTGACGCCACTGGTTTTCCAAATAGAACTAAAGTACCTAATTTTGATTCTAATAACAATATAGTTAGTTATACAATGACTAAAAGAGAAGTGGTGATAAATGGGGTTACCAAGGTCTTTAAACGAGTATTGACAGATAGTGACGTTAAACCTTTCCTAAAGATATTTTTACCAGAAAAGAACGTATTAGGAGTAACTTCAGTAATAGAAAAAAGTGGAACCAACATACAAGCATTACCTAAAGCTACTGAATTTATAAACTCACCAAATCAATGGTATGAAGTAGAAGCTTTAGCACAAGACAAGGTATTTGCACTCGACCCAACAAAGAACAGTGATTCACCGGGATTAAAAATAGGTAAGTGGAAAAAAGTAGACAAAAGATTTACTACGGAGTATACTCCCGAAGGATTTTTTCATTTAACATTAGGTGGGGGAACATCTTCAGGACAAGACTCTTTAGATGATTTTACTAGTCAAGGTCTAGCGATGGATTTAAGTAAATATCTAAACAATTTATCATTAGGTAAAACGGCACAAGCAAATAGTACTTTATTTATACAATATCGAATAGGTGGGGGGACCGCTACAAATGTAGGCCCTAATTCGATAACCTCATTAGGACAAGTAGAATTCATCGTTAATGGTCCTGTTGATGGAATTAATCAACAAGTTAAAAACTCCTTAAAAGTTAATAATATAACTGCTGCGGTAGGTGGAGCAAATCAACCAACAGTAGAAGAAATAAGAAATTATGTAAGTTTTAATTTTTCTGCACAACATAGAGCTGTTACAGTTTCTGATTATAAATCTATTATAGATACGATGCCTGGTGTATTTGGAGCACCAGCTAAAGTTGGTATAGTAGAAGAAGAAAATAAGATTTTAGTAAATTTATTGTCCTACTCTGATTCAGGTAAGTTAAGTTCTAAGGTTAGTACTTCATTAATGTCTAATATAGCAGAATATTTATCTGATTATAGAATGTTAAATGATTATATTACTATTAAATCTGCAGAAGTGGTGGACTTAGCGTTGGAAATCGACATCTTAGCAGACCCAACATTTAATCAAGGAGAAATCGTAACCAATATCGTTAATCAAGTAGATGATTTCTTTACCCCTAATAGAAAAGAAATGGGACAAAATTGTTATATAGGTCAATTATCTAAAACCATCTCCCAACAACAAGGTGTTATAAATCTAATAGATTTACGTGTAGTTAATAAAGTTGGTGGACAATATTCTGGTAATGAAGTTTCACAACGTTATTCTGACCCCCAAACTAAACAAATAGAATTAATTGACGGAGTGATATTTGCACAACCCAACCAAAGTTTTCAAGTGCAATTTCCAGAGAAGGATGTGAGCATAAGAATAAAGAGTAACGCCCATACTTCTATATCCTAATTTTTATTTACATAATTATCTTTTTAGATATTTTTGTTTTAAGACCCTAAATATTTATTATTTAAAAGGAAAGGAATGCCAAAATCTATTAGAATAAGAACACAACCTGGAAAGGAGCAAAATATACATGTAAAGTTAGAACAAGATTTCGACTTATTAGAGGTATTAAGCTTAAAAATGACTCAAGATGATGTCTATTCTAGAATGTGTGGAGATTATGGGGTTGTTGTGGGTAGAGTGCTGGCAAACGGAGGTTTTGGGGTTCCTAACGCTAAGGTTTCCGTCTTTATACCCCTAACTGATGAAGATGAACAAGATGAAGTAATTAAATCTTTTTATCCTTATAAAGAAGTTACCGATAAGGATGAAGAAGGGTATAAGTATAATCTACTACCCCAAGAAAAACAAAGTTGTAATCACTCACCAACAGGAACATTTCCATTACCTGACGAAATATTAAACATCCCAACTCTTCTAGAAGTTTATAAAAAGTATTATAAATACACTACAAAAACTAATGAAAGTGGTGATTTTATGATATGGGGAGTCCCATTAGGGAATCAAACTATACATTGTTCCGTAGATGTGAGTGATATCGGTTGCTATTCGATGCACCCTTACGATTTTATAAATCAAGGAAAACCTTTAGAGGAATTTGTAAGTGCATTAGAATTCAACACATCTGAAAATTTAGATTCTTTACCCCAGATTATATTACAAAATAAAACCTTAGAAGTAGTACCATTTTGGGGTGATGATGATTTATGTAATGTAGGGATAACACGGGTAGATTTTGATTTAAGAGATTCTTCAGTAGAAATAGTTCCTTCTGCAACGTTTATAGGTTCTATAATTACTGACGACGATTCCAATTATGTAGACTCTAATGGATTACCTAGTAAATACATAGGTAATTTATGTAATTTAACTACGGGAACTGGCCTTATAGAAACTATTCGAGAAACAATACAATTAGAAGACGATGGGTGTACCCCTAAATTAGAAAAATTCCCTTTAAAAAATGGGGGTAAAGTTATAGACGGAAATGGGGCGTGGGTCACTCAATTACCAATGAACCTGGATTTTATAATAACTAATGAATATGGAGAACAAGTTATATCTGATAATCCGAATTTTGGAATACCGACTAGAGCAAAATATAGATTTAGAATAGGGTTTGACAATAAAGGGTCAACGATTAGAAATGGTAACTATCTAGTTCCTAATCTAAGAGAATATAGCATAGCGAATCCACAACCTTCAGATTACGCCGCTTCATATGTTTTTAGTACTAATTATAGTGATTATCCAGAAATGGGGCCAGTTACTTTTGACAATACTCCAGCTTATAATGCAGAAGATTATTTTTATGAATTTAGACCTAACAGGGTATACACAATATCTTCCTTTATTGACAATTATAGAAAAACATCCCAACGAGGAGACACAAATAATAGATGGAGATTTCTGGGAATAAAAGGTATAAATCCACCAACAGAACAACGGTGTACTGATATCACTAAAGAATTTCCATCCAATGATGTGTTTAGGGGAGGTTCATTTTTATTTGGTATAACACAAACACAATTAATTATTCAACAGATAACTATCCTTCTTACTTGTGTATTAGTGGCATTTAACGCGTTATCCATGTTAATGAACGCGTATAATATGGCTTTACAAGGAGCCAACGCGTCTACCTGGATGAGTGCCGCCTATATTGGTGCTGTTGCACCATGGGACACCATAATTGGAGCAGCATTAGGGTCTGCATTTTTAGCTGCATATATTGCGACTGCTGTCGCATTAGTGATAATGATAATATTCTTTTATTCTCCTTTATTTTATATTTTAGTAAACAATTTTAAAATTATGCTAAAATTGACAAGGTATCCCGATTGCGAACCCTGTGTATGTGAAGAAGACCAATATGAGTTTAAAATTCCTATTATAACATTTTTTGTTGGTGATGATAATAAAATCTCCGAAGATACGACAGATGCTCCTGACACAGTCCCTGAATGTACCATGAATGGATTTAGTGATAACGCCTTTTATTGGCAAGGAAAAAATGGCGATATGCCTAAAGGATGTTATAAATTACAATTTAGAAATGGGGTATGGATTGTGTTTTACTCTATGATGGTTGTAATGGGAGTTTTGGTGTGGGTACCATGGGGAGGGACAATTGCTTTAAATATTGCAGCTGGAGTACTAGCAACATTAGAATTTGGTTTAATAATTGATAATCTATGGAAGATGTTTGTTAGTTTAAATCAGTGGAGGGTCTTAAAGAATATATATAATGGGTTATGTCAGGGAGTATTTAATATGAAATTTAGTAATGGTTGGATAAATGGTACACTATATCATTTTAAATTCAAAAGAGTAAAAGACGAGGCCGACGTAACCAATGACGATTACCCTCAAAAATTAGTCCACCAACACGTAGAACTAGACAGTTACCCCGCAGGGACCCCAACTGGTAATGTTTTCTTTTATTATAGAAGCTGTCCTTATCTTCAAGCTCTAGGGTTTCAGATGGACAACACAGCTGTAGACGGTGATGATGGTTGGAACCACAAAGGAATAAATTATCCTACCACTATAACAGAATTAGGGCCTTTAGATGAATGCACCAATCAACTCTGCAATGAAGAATTAGAAGATTGTTATTTTGTAGATAAATTAGCACCATCGAGTTATCAATACGCAGACTATGTATTAGGTAAACTCATAGAACAGAAAATAGAAATACAATCATTTTCTAATTTTATATGGTCAGGAGTTAATAAATTTTTTGGTGCTGATGGAGACCCAAGTAAATCATGGGTATTTAATGATGGTAATAGAAGGTGGGGCTCTCCAGACATGTCTAATATGGGATATTTTAGAGCAAGACCTGCACGACTAATAGATGGTGATATATCAGCTTTAATTGCCACAAATAATCAATTAGGAGTTGAACCATATTTACCAGGTATAGACAATCCATATTATCCGGCTACTCTTCCTACAAGCCAAATTACTCCTATCTCCACTCCTCTTAATATTATTATGAATGACCCAACATTAGTAGGGTGTTTACAAGGAGGACCTTTTGGGATTGACCAAACTCAACTTAAACCATTTTATCCATGGAGAAAAGTAGGAGCGTTACCTTATGGTGGTTGGAACAGTGATTGGTCTTCAGCTGGAAGCCAACCTTCATTATCTACAACAGGCAACCAACAAGGAACGGTTACACCAGCCCCTCAAGCTCCAATACCAGGAACACAAATGGCACCACCTAGATATTGGCAAACTACGGGTAATCAACTAGAAAATGGAAACTATGGTTTATCCCCCGCTATCCCTACCCCACCAACAGGAGCCAGTATAAAATTGGGAACACATCAATATTTTTATTTTGGATTAAGACAAGGGTCAACAGCCTATGATATATTCCTAAACAAATATTTAAAAGCTGATAATAGTTAATGTTATGAAAATAGTACCAGGAAGTAAAAAGTTTAAAGGGAATGTGGATAATGATAATGCGTTACAAATTGCTTTAGAATCTACTCAACTACCTCTAATAGAAGGGGATAGGTCGGTGCCGTTAGACATAGCAGTTAGATTTAATCAGGAAAGACAAGAATGTGACACTTATCGAATATATGGTAAATTAGAACCCTTTGTAGACAATCCTTATTTTGGTGTTGCAAATCCTACCGAATCCACATTATTTTTTGATTTATTTTATGTGCAACCAGCGAGCTCTATAACGGGTTGGGCAGGATATCCCCAAGCAAAAGAGTTAGATTTTATAAGGGATGATGTAGATGAAAGTGTAGCCCACACCACTAATTGGGGGGTGTATATTAGTTATCCTTCACAATGTGTTGAGAACCAAGTTATGGAATACCATTTAAGTAGTGGTGGGCCTAGTTTAGTGTTTAATTCCGCTGATGGCATACCATTTTCAGTAAAGAACACCAACGTTAACGGAAGGGATTTGGTAGAACTTCATTGTCCGGTAGAACACGGGCTATCTAAAGGTGAATATGTTCAGGTTACCATAACAAACCCTGCTTATGTGTTTCCAAATGGGACTAAGACTTTTCCAGTTTATAGTTTAGGTACTGGAAAAAGAGGTTCAGAAAAGAAAGTAGTTAATATTGTAGTACCCGCTACCCTACTCAATCCTATTACCGAGGATAGTTTAGGAACATTAAGAAGAGTGGTAGGGTTAAATAATGTAGATGCTGTGTCTACTTATTTTGTAGTTCAGAATGAAATTATTACCAGAATTGAAGATAGTGTAATAACTAGATGTGGGTTTGCGGAAGGAGTATTTAACGATGTTACCCAAATAGAACTAGCCCCTAATACACCGGATTACACTGAAAGAGTTTCTACTAAAAATACTTATCCTCACCATGTTTACACATTTACTAAGGATATTAAAGTAAAACAATACTTAGATTACTTGCAACGACCATTATCTAAATTATATGTAACAGTTTTTCTAAGAAATAATAAAGGATATTTTAATACCCCATCCAACCCACAACCACAATATGGTTGGGACTGGAACTTTCCATATGATTTTTTAGACCCCTCTTTAAATAATAATAATGTTACAGACCCCCAGCCTTCAGGACCAATACATCAACTATTCGGTACAACTAAAGTGAGTGGAGTTCCTCTTAAACCAGGTGATAAACTTAGAGGAGCATTTATGGAATATAATAAAAGTGAATTAAAAGAAAGAGTAGTTAGTGACATTCACCATCACTTTAATTTTAATCCTATAGTTTTTGCTTCTAATTCCCAAGGGTTTCAATATAAACCTCATTATGAAGTGGAAATAAGAGCTTTTTCTAATTATATAGAAAGCGGAGACCCGGATGAGGTAGTGGATGTTCCCAATTACTCAACTTATTTTACTGATGAAAAAACTTGGAAATGGAGAGATATGTATGAGATAGGATTTATAGACGATGGTGTGGGTGTTGATTATCCTTTTTTAAATAATGCACATTATCCTAAAAAGGATATAACATTTGTAGTACAGAGACAGATACTAGCTGACGGTATAGCATTAAGTGCAATTACCGCTTCAGAATTAACTATAGAAAATATGATAATAGATGGGTGTGAATAAGATTAGATTAAAAATAGATGATAAGGATAAAAATCTTATCATTCCACTACAAACTAGTTTTGATGAGACAGGTAGAGGGGATTTGATTAATGAGTACGAACATGAACAAGTAGCCAAATTAGTTAATATCACCAAAGATTTTGAAGCCACACAATATCGTCATGCAGCTTGTGAGGATGCACTAGGACCTCCTGGAGCATTTAGTATTGGATGTGAGGACCCAAGTCCTAATATTTTTTATAATTTTGTATTTGCGGATAAAACAACCTCACCAACGACATGGATTCCTAATATACCAGGGTACCCAGGAGGCACACCGGTACCTGTACCACAGAACCTCTACCCAATGTCTACAGGAATGAATGGAGTAGCTCCCTGTGTACCTGAGGACTATACAAATTGGCCTATTTATCAGGATGTACAATATGGATATGATTTTATGGGGTTTACTCCACAGGAAATATACATGAGTAATAAGGATTTTGTAAAAAGTTTCTTTAAATTAGATTTTTATGATAGTGTTAATAGAGACACACAGAAATTATATATTTCTATAATATTAAATCCGGTAAATGGAACTAAATTTGGTAGACCTACATTTGATTTGTCTTGTGATGGTGGACTAGACGGTATTTTTAATTGTTTTCCTAATGCAGAAAGACATATACAAGTGCCTAAATTTGAGTTAGATATGTTGGATAACAATGACGGATATTTTATTTACTGGTTAAAAGAAAATACTTTTTTGAATCTTAACACTTTTTATATGTCATGTAAATTCTATAATGCAAGAACAGGTAAAACACATAGAATGATTAATACCCCACCTGCCGCTTTATATAACGAATATAATTTTGATAGAGAAAAGAGATTGTATTATAGGGTAGAGTTGAATCAAGCAACTTATACCTACACTGTGTATGATGTAAATACAAATTTAAGAGTAGGATTAGATTTAACAAACGAAATAATGTTTTATGAATATGATAATATCTAATGGAGAAATATAATTTTAAAATAAAAAGAAGATTTTATCCGGGAGGTAAAGAAGTTATTTCATCTACATTACCAAATGATTATGTTTATAAAGATGATGGTAACGCTCCTCTTACACAAAGTTGTACTAATTGTTATTTTAATAATGCAGGCTTTTGTGAGTATTGGAAATCAACCATTAGAAGTGACTATTGGTGTGGGGAATGGACTAGTCAGTTAACACCCTTTAACGATTTACCAGAACCTGCACCTTGTTTAACGGGATACACTCTTCCCATACTATTAACACAAGATTTTAACGATATCGGAGTCTATACACCTTGGGACGGATTGGTATTACAAAGAGACGTTGTAAATAATTTTGTTTATACTGGATATGGACAGAGTATTTGTGTCTTTAATACGTCGGAAGTAGAGTTAAAAAGATTTTTAACGTTTGCAGACTATAGAATTGATTGGGGTGACGGCTCACCCTTAACCTTTCTCACCCTACCAAATACGAGAGCATGCCACAATTATATAGGAAACCCTACTACGGGACATACTATCACCTTAAGTCAATCTAATCCTTGGGGAACAACACACATTAAGAAAATAGTAAATACGCCTTATTATGAAAACCCTATCATACCTAATGTATTTGGCACTATTAGTTTTGCACCACCCAATATGGGTGACCCTGTAGGGTGTGAATATATAGAACAAAATTATATATTTAGTGGTGATAGTAATCCGGACGTTTACGACCATTTCTCAAGTAGGTATGTAAATACACCAATTCCAGTAACAGGTTACACAGACATCCCTAAGATACACTTATTTGGACAATATGGTCCTAATTATTTACCACCTATTGGAGTACAAATAGATTTACCAGATGAATCTTATGGGACTATACATGAAATAACAGACGCTTATACTTCATACACCATAAATTATATAAACTATATTGATTATCCTAATGGCAGTACGTATTTTGAAGCAATGAGTTTTGGACTCAATGAAAATAATTTAGACTATGTGTGTTGTACGGATGAAGAAGAAGGGTGTGATTGTAAAAGAAATCCTAACTTAGATTGTTGGATGTGCCATCAAGGTGGTCTGTGTCTGACAATATACGATTATCTACAGGGTGGGGGTCCTGGCTGTGTAGGTATGACTACACAAGAATGTTTTGATAGTTGGGCTTATCAGCTCCCAGATGGTACTTGGCAGGGTGGGAGTGGACAAGAATTTTTCTGCACTGAAAATGAATGTAGACGTGGTTGTGGAGGAAGTGAGGGTTATAGAACAAACGTAACAACACAAAATAATGTAAATTCTAATTATTCACCATACTCAACAAGAGTAGGATATAGTGTGGGAAATGTGGTAACTTATCATAGTACGCTTTATAGATATATGGGCAATACTACATATGGAACATTAAGTGAGAATACCACAAATGAAGTAATGATAGATTTAAGATACGACGTAGGTAGTAGGCAGCTCAACTACATAAATCAAAATGGTGAGCCTTACGGGGAATGCCTATCAACTCCACCTGAGTTTGACCCACAACATTGGCAGACCCAGACAGGAGAACAATATAATGGATATGTAACAATATGGGAATTAATTTAAATATATATAAACCACTCTATAAGCCCTATGCAAAATTCATATGTAGAGGTAATGATAAGAGTCCTTGTGGAGCTCATGGAAATGTTACATCCGATTGGGGTGCGGGCTGTCATAATAATAGTCAATTTGACGACTTTTCATGTACCGAGCAAGACGGGTATTGTTGTGATATGTTAAGTAGAAGTCCAGAGCAAGGAGGACAAGCAGTAGGAGGATGGGCCTCATCACTGAACTATAAAAAATATGATACCGCATTTGGAATAAAAGGGGACTGCACAGGTTGTCCAGTAGACACTTGTTCTAACCACACCTCTACTAATTGTAAAAGACCTTGTAGAACTCTTTGGGTTAATTGTGGTTACTGTAGTGGTATCATTTGTCATAAATATTATTGGCATCCTTGTCATTTTAGAATAGAGGTAGGATGTACCAATCCCAACTCCTATCTAGGAGGAGCACCTAATGGTACTTGTAAAGAGAATTGTATACAAGCACCGAAATATGTTACTGATGGGTTACCTGCTGGATACGGTTCAGATGAAGACATATGTAGTTTTAATCGGAACGCGAATTTTGATTGTGAAAAAGCATCCGCAGATGAGGATGGTGGTCAAGAATGGCCGAGTGGACCAAAAATGATATTTACAAACATTAATAGCACTTACAAGTGGGGAAACACCACCTCAGGAGGTTCATCTAGATGGAGAAGAAAGGGACCTGAAACCGCGGCGCGAGGAAATGATGGTTATGATGGGTGTTGTACTTATCTAAGTTTTGGTTGTCCCGACCCTAATTTTGGTAGTTATAATGCACAGGCTCAATTAGATTGTAATGGAAATTATATAGGTTCAGCCGCTTATCTTAATCAACCACAACTAACTAATATACAAACTAATGACCCTTATTATAACCCACCCGTTGTAACAACATGGAATCCTGACCCAGGACCATGGGCTGTACAACAAAATGGTCTGTTTGATTTGGCAACGGATGTAAACGGAATCGCGATTAACACAACTTGGGAACCAAAAATAGACTGTGAAAGATGTTATGACACTACCAGTCAACCACCAGTTCCATGTACTGGCCCCGGTGACCCCGCATGTGCGCAAACAGGAACTAATCCTGGTTGTAATGCAGCGATTTGGGACGCATGTGGGATGGACGGAACTTTTAAAGGTGGAGTTCCTCTCTCTAGCTATATATGTTCGAGCTCTAGACTTTTTGATGGTGATGATGAAACTAGTAGTTATAGTTCACCTACTGCTGCTAATTTGAATGCGGTACCTTGTATATGTAACAATTCTGGATGTATGGATAGTAGTCAGATAAACGGTTCTTACGCTAATGGATTTAGTCCATTAAATACTTTAGATTGTACAAATGTTCTAGTTCCAGGAACTACCTCAAACTATTCAGACCCTACAGGTTGTTGTAATTGGACTGTTTATGGATGTACGGACCCAACCGCTATTGTAAATGGAAATAATAATTATTTTTGTTGTCAAGGTGACGACTCAACTGCAGGTACTGGTTCTAGTAATTGGATGGGAGACTATTGCAGCACCAACCCAAATCAAGTGTTTATTGGAGACAATACTTTTGGTGGATGGGGAGACGGTACAGTTAATGCCGGAAATTGTGCAGGAGCTACAGAGGTAACTAACATTACTTTAGTTGATGACGGAAGTTGTTCACTCAATATCACACCAGGATGTATGGATGATGGTGGACCATTAGCTGGTGGAAGTTGGCCCTCACCTATCTATCCTGGGTACGCAGCCTCTAATTTTGACCCCACCGCTACTGTTCATGTACAAAGTAGCTGTATATATAATAAAGGATGTATAGACCCATTGGCACTAGGGGTTACTCCTACTCTCGGTACTTTATGTGGAGGAGGTACTTTTACTATTCCATCTTCAACAGTGATACCTAGTTCAGAATGTTGTGACTATGATTTACAAGGTGTAGGCCCAGGATGTACTGACCCTATGGCTTTAAATTATAACCCTTTAGCAGACCCTGATGACGGAAGTTGTTTATACCCAACGGAAGGATGTACGGACCCTAACGCAATAAATTTTAATCCAGCAGCTATACTAGATGACGGAAGTTGTGAGTATTTAACAGATTATCCAGAAGTAGGAACTAACTTTTTAGACGGGACACCTATTGAGTTATGTATGGAACCACTAACAAAAGAAGAGGTATTAATAAACGTTTGTCAACCCACAGAAATACAATCGGATGTATTTATTGAAAGAGGTAAACAATCTGTGCTTTCACCCAACCAAAGACTTGGAGAAGTTAAAACAATAGGTGGTTTAGAAGATTACGGTTATGGCTACTATAACATAAAAAACGAAGGATAAAAAATAGAATATGGCTTTAGGAACATATGGAATTAAAAGACCAGCTGATGTATCACCAGAAGATGTAGAAGTAATAATGGTCTATACCCCTTCTAGGGATTCAGTAGAGGGGGCTACAGTAAAAAAATTAAATGCAGCAAGCATATTAACACCTTATTACCACAATAGTAATACGTCAGGTGGAGACGGTATAGAACTCTTAGGTGGGTTATATAATTTAAAATTACCAGCGGTAGAATTTGGGGAAAAAGGAATCTACACCTTGTATGTAAAACCACTAGAGGTAAGAACTACAATAACAGATTGTGGGGTTCTTTCATCATTACCTAACGTCAAAGGACTTGTTTTTGATATAAATAATGTGCCCGCATCTCAAAGAAATAAATTTGTTAATAATGGGTTAGTTGGGTTTAGAATTGAATATTTAAACTCGGACGGAACTAAAATACCTAATTTTTATAGAATAGTAACATCTTCTTTTTTCTGTGAACCAATCACTCAGAATTTAACAAATAGTAACCAAAAAGCAGTAAGATATAGATACATCAACGGAGGTAGTAATTTATTATTCGCCACATTAACCCCTACTTCTGCTCCTAGTAACAAACCAACCGCTTTACCTTATATTGGTCAACCATCCCAAAACGTTATAATAAGTAATACTTATTTTAATCCCATAAGTATAGAAATAGAAATGGTGGACTATGATATTGATAGCTTAGGTATAGCTTTATATGGAAATCAAACTAAATCATTAGCAGACGGAATTTATACCATCTATGATAGTAATGATAACATTTATAAACAATATAATTTATTTGAAACACGTGACCAATTTGGAGAACCATTATACGAGGTAAGACAAGATAGAGGTAATAATATAGATTTCACTAAAGCTTTTAATAATATTGCTTAATAAATGGCAAATGGATATAACAATATAGGAAGTGGTAGTGATACTTTTGGTGATAAGTTAGTTGGACAACAATTTACTGACGCAACCGCCCAATTTACACTAGGAAACTTTGGTATCACGTCTGGAGCAAAGGCAAAAGATAGTCGTGAATTTTCGTTTGGGAATTTTTCTGAACCAATCACTCTATCGACTTTAAATTTTACATCCACAGAAGAAGCACGAAAAGCTGCTAGTAACAGTTTAGAGGTATTCATTAATTATGATAGAAGCAAGGTTAGTAACTTTGTTTTATATGGTTCATTAAGAGATAGATTACGAGTTGCAGTTAATAATGTAATTAAGAATTTTCCTGCCGCATTAGTCTTCACTAAACTAAGAAAAAACTTCCTTACCGGTAATACTGCTACCAATATAGTATTTGACGCGATAGAAAACGAAACTACACTTAATCTAGAATTATTAAATGTAGACAATCCTTTTAGTATAGATTTTACTAAAATAGGTAAGGTTTATACGGACCCAGACGCTAACCCTCTTAGAAATTTAACTCAGTTATACGGTAAATATTCTCTTTTTATTCGTGACCAAGAATACCCATTAACTTTCATAACCCCAACTACCGGAAATACTGTCACTGACACTCTTTCTATAGAAGTATACGGTAATCCTTTTACCGGACAAACTGCTACTACTGAGAATTTCTATATAAAACCTAATACCCATGAAACAGAAGAAATATTTAATAAATTAGAAGATGTTGAGAAATTTTTAATAGAGAGAGACACTGTTCCTATCTATACTTCTAAATTTGATATTCCTTCCCAAACGGATAGTGGACAATTTGTTCAAAACACAACCTCAATTACTTGGCCGTCCACTAATAATTGGAATTTACAAATTACAGGAGCCTCTTTTAATGTTTATTTAAGTAAATTATTAGATGTTGCAGATACTTTTGACGCTTATAAAACTAATCTAGTTTCGAGATTTTTAACTACCGCATCCTTTAAAGAATTTGATACCGAAGATGAGAAAGTAGACCAGATACTTAAGATTTATGGTAGAAGTTTTGATAATATAAAAACATACATTGAAGGATTAGCTTACATGACTAATGTAACTTATGATTCTAAAAACAATATACCTAATGAGATACTAAGTAATTTTGCTCATACATTAGGATGGAAAACACCGTCTGCAATAGAAACAGAAGGATTCTTAGAATCTATTTTAAAAAGAGGAAATTCCGAATATGCGGGAGAAGCACAAACTAAAACACCTACGGAACTTAATAGTGAGTTATACCGAAGATTGTTAGTTAACACCTCTTATCTCTTTAAAACAAAGGGAACCAGAAAAGGTATTGAGTTTTTATTAAGATTTGTCGGGGCACCGGAAGCACTAATAGAATTTAATGAGCACGTTTATGTGGCAGGACAGAAAATCAATATGAATAAGTTCAACCAACGAATGGGAGTCATATCTGGTGGCTCTTATGTTGAAGAAACAATTATTAATAATCAATTCTTTTCTGCGGCTACACCTACTTTTCCACCCGTAATAGTTACGGGATATACTTTTGGTACTCAACCAGTAACAATAGATACTACTGTTACCCGAGCACAATTTCCAGTAAGCTCCCAAGGGTACCCTTTAGCTCCTACATTTAATGAAAATGGATTTTTCCAAGCAGGTGCAGGATGGTTTGAAGAAACTGTGGAACATAGAGGAAAAGAGATGGTTAATTTGGCCACTTCCGTTTTTACGGGAAACACACCAAATGTTAAAACCAAACTCAACAAATTTAGTTATGGTGAACCATATTTAGATTTATATAGAAATTTTCCAGATACAAATCTAGGGTTTGATATAATAAGGACTACAGATAATAAAAAATCATGGGTTTATAAAGAAGATAAACAAAGTAAAAGATTATATACATTTGAGGATAGGGGTACTAGATATTTTACCACTGACGAAAGATTAGTTATAAATGTAAAAAATGTTGATTTATTTTTAAATGTAGGTCAAGGATTAACCTGGGACGTGTGGAATATGTCTAATAAATTTGGTTGTCCTTTTGGTAAAGACCCATTAGGTGCACCTTATCCAGACGTAGATGGTCCTGACTGGACTCAAATTCAGATAGACGCATCTAAAATGCCGTTTGTAGAATTTTCGGACCAATTCTGGCAAATACTCATTAATGTAAAAAATAGACAAACTATAGATGATGGACACGCAGGTGGGTATCCTACCTTATTAAGTATTTATCTTGACTACCTTAATAGTGATGTTGCTTGTGGAATCCCTAGTAATAAGTACACCTACCAAAAAATGATTGATTATATAGAAGGAATAGGTGATTACTGGATAAGATTAGTGGAACAATTTGTTCCAGCTACCACTATCTGGCAAGGAGGAACTAGATTTGAAAATTCAGAATTTCATAGATACAAATACGCTTATAAACATGAACCATTATGTGATGATTTAGAGTGTTTTGGTTCATTTATAGAATGTACTGGACCTAATTTTAATCAACAATTAGTTGACGGTTTCTTAGGGTGTCAAGGTACTATTTTTAGTGGAGCAACTTGGTCTAATAGATTAACATTAGGTGGCACAGTATATAACGGAAGTGCTGGTGGAGGAATTTATTACTCCAGTACAACTCTGTCGGACATTCCTAGCACCCAAAATTGGTTAGACGACGTAATTTCTATACTAAGTGGTATAACCCAAGATATTAGTGACCCTAATAATTCTTTGACCTGGTATGTGTTTGACGATACACCTACTGACCCAGATTTACCACCTATAGATAATCCTAAAACTATAATAGTCCAAGGCCCGTGTAGTGGAGGGACAGATATGTGGAATGCTTTAAACGGTCCAGACCCACATTACTTTTCATTAGAAACATGTTTAGATATGGATGTTCAGAGAACGTCTTCTATTGGTGCAAATACGGATATCTTTGTATATTATGACAGTACATCTATGGGTCAGGCAGTTGCAAATAATGCAAAAACTACAATATCAACCTGGACTGCTGGTATGACAGACTGGACAGGAAATTTATATCATATTGTTACTAAGAATGAAAGATGGTTATGTAATGTCCAATATCCGTGGACAGGACAAATGAACTGTAGAGGACCATTTAACAATAACTTCAATGACGGAATTACATGGGGGGAATGGTCGAATTTCTGTGAATTACCAAATCCAAATTCAGACCCTTATGGACTACCTATGACTATAAGCACTACAAACGATTACAATGCCTCTTACGGTAATGTCGCGGGTAGTATTATTGGTTGGACCGGAGGAAGTAAAGATGTTTTAAATATTGTTTTACAAGATGAGACGGAGTTCATGTATCATGGAGCTCGTCGTAATATTGGACCAAGTGGTGATGTACTGTGTTATGGATTTGCAAGTAGTAGTACGGGGCCAGGATTTGGGGTTAATGCTCCAGTAGGTGATGTAGAAGACTGGAATTCTGGAGCTAATAGTAATTGGGCCATCAGAGGTCCTGCTATTAGAATAGGAATAACCAATCAAGGTTGTCCACCATACCCCATGAAGATTCCTGGATATCCAAATACTTTTGAAAATCCATTTAATTCTAATTATGTACAGCCTGGTTCCGCCTATGGAGGTGTATCTGCAGGTGCAGATGGTGTAGGAAATGCATCTGGACATGGACTAGGTGGAGGATTTCCACGATTTACAGTTTTAAATAGTGGAAGTAATGCCTACCCAATTGGTGGTGGATTGGCTCCTGACCCTACGATTACGAGTGTTATTCAACCTACCATCCCATATTCTGCAGATTTTTATACATTTAGACATATATACACTAATTTTGATAACTTTAAGGCGTTTGTTTATCCGATTGTTAGAGATAGTCAAGCGGCTAGAACTTCTTTTCCATTACACGTATATGGAGCAATGGAAAGAAATACTGTAGGTCTAGACGTTTTAAAAGTAAACCCAACAGTTGACGCTTTAGGTGGTAGTTTCTCTGCTATAACAAAATATAACCCATATTCAGGATTAACGATGTATAAATCCTTATATCCGGACCAAGCTACTAGTGCAGTTACAATAATTAATACAATTGCTTCTACAGTAACAGGGTATACCGCTACCACATGTTTTATAAGTGGTGCAACTTGGGGACCAGGAACACCAGCACTCGTAACTAACCAACCTTCAGGTATTTTTGAATATAGTTGTGATGCAAATGGAGACCCCGCCACCGGAACGGTATGGACTGCTAATTTTGACAGTGCTGTTGCAGATTTACAAATAAATTATACTGGCATGACAGCAGATGGTAGAAATGAATCAATCTACTCTCTAACCGGTTCTACACCAGAATTTGCAGTTAATACTGGAGCTACCGCAAATCAGTTAGCTTGTCAAAATCCACCTAAATGTTTTTATTCAGCGGATACCACATATAAAGTTTATGTGTCTAACGCAGGATTAGCACCTGATTTAGGACCAAACGTTCTTACTGCTACTACTAGTATAGAATTAGGAAGATTAGAAATGAATTGTAGTGGATTAGATTCAGGTTTAGAATCTTTTGGATGGGGATGGCAGCATAATTTAGGACCTACAGGAACAAGAACGCAGACCACCCAACCTAACGGGTGTTCCTTCACTAACGTAACTCAAAACGGAGTGTCTATAGCTAACAGTAATCCAACCTACTCGAATTCTTCAGGTGTAGTTGGACCATTAGCTGGTAATGATAGTGCATTTTTTACTGGTGATGTGTTCCTTAATGACTTAAACAGCTTTTTATCAGGAGATACAGTAGGAGCTGTAACTGGATGTACCATATGTCTACCTACATGTACAGCGGGATGTGAAGATGCAGAAACATGGAGCCCCACAAGACAATACTCACAAGGAGATATGGTATTAGGGTATCATGGAGATTGTTTTATAATGATTGAAATGGGCCCATCGTATACCAGCAATCCAGAATATAATTGGAATAGTGAAAATCCAGGAATAACTAAACAATGGAATAGACTTAATGATGGAATGGGAATTCCATTTCTAGGGGGTAATAATTTTAGACCAGCGGATGATTGTACCGATTTTGAAGAAGTGATAATACCAGAAAATCCAGGTGGAACTGGTAACACCACGACAACTTCACCACCTATTTTTAAAGACGGTATTTTTAATGTTGGAGGTCAAGATTGTTTTGAATCAAGATACTCCCCTTGTTTAGCTGGAGCTAACCCTTCTAGTAACATATGTGCATGTGATGCAATAGATGATAATACTGAATTTGAATATAGAGTTGGTAATATTGTTTGTTGCCCAGAAGGCACATCTGGATACATTGCTGGGGTTAAGTGGATACTTCAAGCACAGTCCACAACTGTTCCACCATATAATTGTGGACAACAAATTTTTAGTTACGACTCTTTTTGTGAAAATTATGTTGAAGGGAGTACACCTACTGACGGATGCTGGACACCATGTACTGAAATGGTAGCAATGCTTCCGAGCATTACTAGTCAAAATGAATTAAGGAAAGAAACCTTATCATTAATAGTTAATGACCCAGAAGACCCTTGTAACCCTACTGTTACAGGACAGGGAACATCAGGAAGTCTACCTACTGGCGGAGATGGTGGTAGAGAAGACCCAATTGACCCAGAACCGGGGTTATGTAATTGCATCTCTAATAATACAACCACATTAGAGTTAAATATGACTCAAATTCCTTGGGGAGATATACCACCTGCGGTTATGAATTTTAGAATGGGTAATAGTAATCCAGATTACGGTGATACCGATTTAGCTAATAGTTTATATCACGGACCCAATAAATCAAATTGTTATCAAGCTAACATGTCCTTATGTTGTTTAACTGACTATTTTAGATTACATGCACATATGTTTGTAAAAGGGTCTACTAATGGGGATGGTTATGTTGAGACTAGAACTTTTGAAATGACCGGTATAGATGATAACACTATAGTACAGATTTATTTCATACAAGGGTCAGTTGACTCTGTTGCTAGTCCCCAGAATGATAAGTTATTTTTACATATTCCTACTAGTGATTTTAATTCCCAAGTTACTAGTGGAACATATGGTACACCTGGTACTTTTGTAAATGCAGGTCAAATTGCGGGAGCAGCGGGATGGTCTACTAATGTAAATCAAATTACCATACAAATTCCACAGAATCAACCTAACGCAGGCATTACCGGACCATATATTTTAGAAAGGTTATTTAATGATGTTAACAATGGTTCCAGCACCTATTTAACTAAAGGAGGTGTTACATGGGATACCTCCCTATCCTCACCAACAGAAGATGATGGATATTGGGAAATGGGGCCACCTGCAATTGCAGATGGAGCCATATCAAATTATCAGGTAGGTACTAGTGTTAATAATAATTCTATCACTAAGGTTCTATCGGATGCAAATGGTGGGCCTAATATTAGTACAAATCCTACCCAAGATTGGCGTACTTATTCATTTAATATAGAATTACAGTTAGACTGCCAAGGTTCTACACCTAATATGGTTGAAATTATACCTCTGGTGCCAGCTTATAGTGTAGGTACAACCATTAGTACTAGTTCTGCTGTACCGGTTACACAACCATGTCCCGTTAATCCAGCGGCTCTTCCTTTACCAAGAATGGGAATAGTGCAACCCGAATCCGTCAGTATGTCTACATTACAAGCGAGTGGTGGTGCTGTACGTATAACATTACAAGACATCGTAAACCAAAGCGGAGAGAATTTATCACCGTATAATTATGAGATTACCCAATCCCAAGTTTATATTGTAGAAAACACACCCAATTTCAATACTAGTAATGAAATAGAATATAATAACCCAGCTCTTGCAACCCCGGATGGTGTTAATACTTTTAGACCAACATATAAAACTTTTATAGATAGTAGTGGAAATGAAGTAACTCAACTTAATTGGTTACAAGAAAAAGCAGATAATTTAGGAGATGGTAAATTAGTTATAAGTTTTGTTGACGAACCACAGAGAGATTCTTTTGAAAGAAATTTAAAAATAAAACAAATAGGTAATGTAGAAACTACCACAACATCCAACGGGATATACGTCCCACCTGCTAGAGGAGCGAGCAGTACTAGAACCCGTAATAGTATTCCAGGATATAAGACAGAAAAAATAAAAGATACATATGGAGGTTTAAGTGATTGGATAGTAAGGTCTGTTGGACCTAATTTATTTGGTGACACTAAGGTTATCTATAATGAAAACGGCACATTTAATAGTTTCGAAATTAGAAAATCACCAAAAACTCGACAAAAAGTAGGTTGGGCACCAATAGATAATACCAGTAAAGAAATTTTTGCTTCTACTTATAGTTCGTGGGGAGAATTTAAAGAAGCATTTAAAACCACATCTATAAGTGGTATAACTACGGATGCATATACAGGCTATACTAATTTTAGTGCTTATACCGATAGTAGAGGCAATTGTTTGTCTTCAGATTTAGTATTTGATTTACACTTTCCATTTTCTGCATTTACAGGAACAACGGTAGTACCAGTTTACAGACATTATTCAGGTGATACATTAATGCCCCAAAGAGTTATTACTGATAGTGAGGGTGTTGACGAATTAGACCCACGAAACCGAAGTTATACATATATTGGAACCAAAGACCGTGGTATAACACCAATGATTTTACCACCAGTTTTAGCATATAATGACGGTCCTATTAATTTACCACGTGGACCTGAGAATTATTTATACTATGAAGTTCCAGAAACAACATCGTATAGATTCCAATACAAAGCTTGTTTATATTTTAATTATGAAGATACGGGTTATTGTGATTACTTAAACAATTATAGAAACTTAACCCAAGGAACATTCCCATCAAATGATATGGAATACAAGCAATTAATAAATTCTGCATTAATTTATCAAGGAGGTCCTCTAGATGACAGTAATCTACAATATGCAGAAGGTACAATCGCCAAAACATACACCAACACAGCAAAGTATGGTAGGAAAAACACTCCTACCTTTGGGTTTAATAGTGGTGAAGGTATCCAAAACTTTAAAGCCAGAGTTTACTTGGAGAATACTTTATCTGGAACCAGTTCGGCAGTAACTATGACTGAATTTACTGTAGGATTAAACGAATTAAGTTCGCCGGACGCTAATGAATACTTAACGTTGGAAATCCTACCAACAGATAATGAAACTAATTACTATAATTGTAGTGGAAGTACCAATATCTTTACTAGAAAATTTGATATCTATTTGGATAGTGATGTGGTAAACCTTACTAAAGGAGATGTGGTTAAACTAAAATTAGAGACACAATTTATGTGTACTACTAAAAATATTAATACAGGATACACTAGTAATATTAAATTATCTTTAGGACAAGACACTTATAGTACTACCGATTGGGTTTACAAACCGTGGTATAGAATTACTCATTACCCATCTACCGCTATTACTACAACACAGAAATTTTATTGGAATCCTATAAAAAAAGCAAGAGCAGCAACTTATGTAAGTGGAGGTACCGCAATAAGTGTGGCTGAAACAGGAACTTTATCATTAGTGGGAAGAAGAAAGTCTAGTGAGGTAGTATACTCTAATAATGAATTAAACACTGCAAGATTTAATAACTTAACTTTCTTGGATATTCCTACTAAAGACTATGTGGGACCATTAACTCTAATTCCTACAACTAAACCTACGAATTATTGGGTAAAGGCAATCGAAAATAGGGAAGACGAAACACTTACTCCACGTATTACAGACTACTATATTCAGGCAGACACTATGGTACAAAGAGATTGTATCGGATATAATTGTGATTCTGTTTATTGGAATGTACCAATCTCTGACCACAATCAAATAAACGACCCATTCTCCAATCCACGAAATACTCTTATAGTTCAGAATAGAGTTAGGGTAAAAGGAAAGAATGACGTTACTACGGTATATAATGCTTATAATCCTACAGTAGATAACGAAATTTCTAATTATAATGTAACTCCTAACCCAAGAACTACTTTTGATACTATTGAGATTGTAAGTCAAAATTGTAAGACAGATGAAGATAAAACAATATACTTTAAAGATAATTCACTTATCATTGATGGAAAAGTAGTGGATATTCAATCTAATAGTTATGATATTTCTACACCTAGTAATAATCCTTTACGAAAAGAATACTGTAAATGTGGGAGTGATACCTATATAGAAGTAAATCCGAGTTCATTAGAAGGATGTCTTACATGGTGTTGTGCAAATGCACCTAAGAAGGGATATACCAATGATATTTACGGGTGTGCAGAAACAACTGTTACCCAGAGAGAATTTATAAATAAATTAGGTCCATCATCTATTAATTATGGAGGAGCGACTGATAAACCTAAAGGCGTGGTGTTAGGTAAAGACCCTAAACAACCTAAAATAATATAATTAATGTCCACAACAAGTACTTACATACCAGGAGCTCCCTTTATTAGGTCTTATAATGTTTCTCCAACAACACAAGGCGCTAATAATGGTAGTATACTTAATGTGACTATCACCGGAGGAACCCCACCTTATAGTGTGGTATGGAATGGAGGAACTCCTCCTGGGTCATATACTACTACTGGTTTGACGTTAACTAGTTTAGCAAGTGCTTCTTATAGTGGTACGGTAACAGACACCCAATCATCTGCATCTACTACAGTTATAGAAGTACCTGCAACCCCTATAGTGGCCTTTACAGCTTCTACTACGGTGAGTGCTTGTACTAACAACATCAATAAATTTTGTCAAGTAACCGTGTCCGCTTTTACCCATACTCAATGGCCATTTTATTATGAACTATATAAAGATGGTGATTTATTTGAGACTTATGTGGGACGAGAGGTTGGTGATGAGTTTCATGTATTTGATGATTTACCACAAGGATTTTATAGTTTAACCGCTTATGATGGAAATATGGTAAAATATAGAAGCACACCAATAGAAGGAGTTGGTGGATGTGTTGGTGGAGAAATTGCTACTTCATATACAGGATTGTCGGCTGAATATCTATTTAAAAATTATGATTACTATCAACCCTTCTCTAAAGGTTTTATACAATTTATAAATGGTAGAGGGCCCGGAGCTATTACTGGTGCTACTGTTAATTTTCCTACAGGTTTATTAAAAAATGGTACAATAGATGTGGACAATCCATATGCATGGTTCTACACAGGTGATACCGGTAATAGAAAAACAGATTCTACATTTAACTGGTATATGGGAGTTTCTGCAGCAACTACACAAGAAGGTGTTGATATAGGACCAACAGCTTTGGTATCAACAATAGGGAGTAACAATACAGAAAGTGGAAAATTTTATTGGAATCCTTTAATAAATAAATTTGTAGGGTTCGATTGTCTAGATGATACTACTTTTGGGTGGGTTACATTTAACCCATCAACACATAATGGAAGAAACAACCCAGTTGCTTCTCATTATTATACAGGAAACACATTCACATCTCTAAATCTTAATTCTGCCACATTATATCCCACTGTAACTGGTTTAACTACAAGTACAACAGGCACTAGTGTTATGTCTTCAGCTTTTATTAATGAATCACGAAACCGATTCACCTCAGCAATTAATAATATCTATCCTGTAGGGATGGTCTCCCAATGTGAATACACAAATTATGTACATGAAGTGACAATAAATTCTACAGATGGTGATGATGACACCATAGGGTTAATATTAGCAGCGATGAGGGATAATGATGGATTATTTGGTCCACTTGGAGCATCATATGAGTTAACTATGTTTTTTCGTAACTCGAGTGTAACAGGAGCTGTTGGAGTAAGATATCAAAACATGTACGGTAATGCATACGCTTTTACAGGAAACACAAACCCAATTAGCGACTGTTCCCAAGACTCTAAGTGCCCCACACAACCATCGGATATTTTAAGCACCACACTTATATCCAATGACATAACTAAAAGTCCTTTTAACGCAACAGCTTATAATATTCAAGGAAGTGTAAGAGTAAGGGTAGAAAGACATGGAGCACTGGGAGAAAACTTTAAAATACAAATGACCGACCAATTTGGTATAGCAGGAATTCCATTAGGAAGTACAGTAGGTTATAACCCAGCATTTGAGATTAATTTTTCTTTATTAGATAAGAGTACATGGTCCGGAAATACTGCAAGTGCAGCTAGCTACTCCAACAGTCAAGAGCTACAGAAATTTTTAGGAGCACAAAGAGTAGGGTACTACACATCTTCACAAGAGGATAGTAATTGGTACCATATTACATTTACCGGAACTCAAACAACTGTTACTTCAGAACTAGAAGAAGTGGGACCTAATACCTCACAAACCTTTGACTTATATTCTTCAGACACAGTAGGATTAGAAATGACAGATACTGTTGGGGTAGATTATAGTAAATCATTTGGCAATGCGGAGGTAGGAAAGGCCGAAGTACCTAGAATACAACCTACTGTCAAAGTAGAAATGCAAACCACCGAATTTCCGGAAGTAAAAATGACCGGTGCAACTAAAATAGCGGATATCACAGAAGATTATACTGTACTCACAGATTCTATTATGACAGGACTAACTAATTGTATAAGTTTTAATTTTGAATGGACTACAAATACCCTAGATATGATTAATGGAAATATGTATGCAAAATATAGTATACACCATTACCTCCCAACAGAAAACGAGTTCTCGACTTCCCCTATTTTTACCAGAATTTTTGACAGACCAACCGATGTTACTGATTCGTATGTTGGTAGGAAAATAATAGGAAAAAAAATAAGTGTTAGTGATTGTGTGGAAACCCATAAACTTGACCTAGGAGATAATTACCAGTTTTTAATAAAACCTAGTTTCATTTATACCGATAAACTAGAAAATATACAAACCACTTCGTGTAACACATATCAACCTTTTACTGCGATGACCCACCAAACATGGTATGATAATTTAGATTTAAACGATACTCCATCTAATCAATATGGGATATATAATAAAGAAACTGATTTTTATTTTATAGCACCGTCCACACCACCGGAAGCAAATGTAGCAACTAGTAATTTTACATATAGTGATAGTACAGGAAATATAAGATTATACAATCAACAGATAGAGGTCGCTTCGGGAAGTACGACCGGTACCACAGAAGTACCTTTATTAACTTCTGGTAAAACATATACCGTCGTATTAGACTATGTGACCGCTGGAAGTATACAGATTACATTGAATGGATTAACCCTATTTCAAGCTTCTGACAATACTTGGAATGATGGAGATTTTTATTTTAACGGAAGTCAAGTTGTAACTTTTCCACCGGATGTGTTAGAAGAGTTTGATGTTATGAATTTATATTATATTCCTGGGGCCACATCCCAATCATATTATATAGAAAATTATACTATTCCTTCCCCAATTCCTACAGGAACTACAGCAACTGACGGTAGTGCGAATAGTTTTTATACTAATTTATACTATTATTTCTATCAAACTAAATTAAATCCTAGAGGTAGTATAGGAATGACTTTAAACGGAACGAGTTTATTAGATGGCACAGATTTTGTGAGAGTTTCAGGAAGAACATTACAATTTTTAACTTTAACTGAACCAGGAGGAATACAGGAGAATGATATATTAACATTATTTTATGTTACTGATATCACCTTAAGAGGTGTAGCTAATAGACAGATACCAGAGGTAAGTGTAGAATATAACTCTAATCCTATTTTTAATGAAAAATTAATACTAGATGTTATAGACTTATCAGGAAATACAGTTCATACGGATACAAAACTATTATCTAAAAATGTATTCGGTATTCAAACTGTAGTCTTAAACGCTAAAGTACCTAAACCTGGAAACTATGAGTACGAAATAAAATCGGTAAGAGAGTATAAACTATTAAATGGTAAAACTCTTACAAAAATGAATAAAACTTCTAGGCATCCATTTGAGATGCCAGCGTCTGTTTTTTATGATGCATCAGGAGCTTTTATAGAAAATAATAATAATACAACTTCTCCTTCCCAGTATACATAAAAGGAGAATTATAATATTTATAAAATAAAACTAAAATAAAAACAAAATGGGAACAGGTTATATATTAAAACAAGGAAGTTCAGGTCTACTAAGTGTTAGATTAACTGATGCCGGCAGGAAAAAATTGTCACAAGGACAATTAACTCTTTCACTATTCCAACTAGGAGATAGTGAAATGTGTTACGATTGTTATACTGACGTGTTGAATCAAACACCAGGTATATTTGTAACAGAACCAAAATGGAACGCACAAAATATTTCTAATTCTTCGTGTGAACTTAATAAAATGAATGTAAAGTATCCGGTACCAATACTTGAAACGAGTACTGGAGCAACGTATGGTCTGTTAACTCCTGCCCACACAGAAAATGCGGTTTATAATAGAGCTAGAACTAGAGGATTTTTTAGTGGTAACACTACAGTAGGTTTTTCAGCAATCACAAATGGTTCATATATGCACTCCAGTAATTGGTGTTTCCCACTAACCGGAATGACTGGAGGTTCACAAATGTTACTCTATAGTGGTGCTTGTAATACAATAAATTATAACCCACAAGTTGGGGATTTAATAATGGTACAATACCAAAACCCATTTGTTGGTAATTTCTTAAATCCTGGATGTAATAGTGGGACTCTCGATATACCTTTAAATTATCCTGCTCCTTATTTATTTTATAATGTAGTTTCTGGTGTTACAAGTGGTAGTACAGCCACCGCAATTAACATAACAGTTGATAGGGATTTACCTAATTTTAATTGGTATCACTTAAACTCTATGTTTACCGATGCTATAAGTGCTAATACTGGTTGTGCGAAAGTAATAGTTTATCCAGCTGGAGGAATGTTAAATTTCTATGGTGCGGATACCCCAATTCCATATTGGTCTCCAGGTTCTTTATCATTTGATAATAACTGTGATGTTTCGGTTAAAGATGTGAATGTATGGAATATGAACATCAACTGGACTCAATGGGATGGAAATACAATCAATTCTGGAACGGTTGCTGGTGTAAATAGCACCACTTATGAAGATGTTAATGGTTATGGTTCTACCGGTTATTGTAGTACAAAAGAATATTTAGGTTATAATAGTGATGACGGTCAAACTGATAGTAATACTCAGGCGGATTATTATGGCTCAAATAATATCTTAGGGTATGAACCAGAATTATCCGGAACGTATGTTAGGGATTCATTTGGTAAAATTAGAACAATTTTACCTTCTGAGCAAAGATGTATAGGTATTCTACACTACACCAACCAAACTATCTCTAATTTTTATGGTGAAAAATTTGCATTAGAGTCAAACTATACTTTATTGAATGGTATAGGAGAAATGAGAAACTTTAAGATTCATATGCCAACATTAATGTGGCATAAAAAGAAAGGAGGAACTGAAGGTAGTGGTGATGGAACTGGAAAAGGAGATGAATGTACACTAGGCCAAACTTTTTATGTAAGTCCTCCTGGATTTACAGATAGTATATCTCAATGTCAATTTGTTGCTTCTGTACCAAATTTAGATATGAACGAACCAGGTATTAGATACTATAATTTATGGGATGATAATTTAGCTACTACAAGTGGTGAAACTTCTTTACCTAATAGAGTAGGTAAAGTATGGCCTGATTTACAAATTATAACTATAGATGACCAAGAATTAGTTGCTGCGATGTCTTATAAATCTAATAGAAATTGGACCTTACCTATGCCGAAATTAGAATTAATTCCAGCAGGGACTAATTGTTCAGGGTCAGTAATGGAAACTGGATTCTTTAATGGATTACCTAACGCGGAAGTCTTACATTTTACTTATATGTTAGAAAGTACCTCTGGCTACACCTCAGGAATGCATTGTAATTATTACAACACAATTATTGGAGATACTTCATCGGGAGCGAGAGATGTTACTGTTGCATTTGGACCGGAATTTCCATACATCCGTCCATATGATGATGACACATGTTCTTATTCTGGTACTGGGGTTCAAGTAGATAAATTGAAAGTTATTATGCAAAAAACTAGTTACGGTATAGCTCCTACTCCAGGTAGTTGGGTTGTAAATGACATAACTAGTCAGATAACTAATCATACTAGTGGTGCACCTATAACAGCAGGAGGATTAATTAATAGTAATTGTAGTTTCTATTTAAATTATGATGTGTATACTGGTGCAAGTACCTATACTCTTCATGATTATATAAATGTTCCTTTAAATAACAACCAAGAACCAGGAGTCTTACAGTTTGGAGACGAATACTTTTTCTACGGTAACTTAGAAAGTGATATTATGGCAACCATTTATGAAATGCGTTACAATATAGGGGTTAGTAGCAATCAATTTACCACATCAACCAACCCTACATGGTCCGTAACTGATAAAGTAAGAATAACAGAAGTAGGGTTATATGACCAGTCAAAAGACTTAATGGCAATTGCAAAATTAAAAAGTCCACAAAAAAGAACAGGCGCTCAACAATTTGTTATTAAAATAGATTATTAATAATTTCAAATGGGGTATTTAGATTTACAACGACTTAATACACTAGAACTTTTTCTTACCGACAAAGGAAAGGAACTAATGATGAGAGAAAACGGATTAGGTTTCGCCGACCTGTGTGTGCAGTTTTCTTTGGATGACCCCGATTATGATTATAGAAGAACTAGCTATGTTTGGGTAGATGGTATTTCACCAAATCCTCCGGGACCTGGTGGTTGGTACCCAAACCCATATGGTAGTACTGAAACTCATTCGAATCACAGTTCAGGGCCGCAATGGTTTGAAGAACTAAGTAATAATAACCCATGTCGTTCATGTGATGGATGTAGTACACCATTATCAGGGGATTGTTGGTATGATATGCCCGATGTTAGAGGGTCTAGAGGAAGAACTATTGTTAGTTGTCACCCAGTTACAGGAACAACTACAGGACTAACAAATTGTACTAATATTTATGCGTTTTATGATGCTACCTCAGTTTATCTCCAAGATGCACAAGCGGCGAAAGTAGGGCTAACCCATTGGTTTAGTGGGGTGACGGCCTCAACAATTACAACCGCTAACCCTCATGGTTCATATACGGGTAAGTTATTTCATATTCCGGTGTTTGGGGAAAGGTGGTTGAATACCGCTTATTATCCTTGGCATGGAGAACTAGATACAGTTGATTATAATGGACAGGGAAACAGCCTTAATAGTTTAGCTCTTGCGCCCCGCACACAACCCCTGGACCCAAACGGAGGACTCTATGACGGAACAGGAGTATATGCTTCAGCTGGAGTAACGGGATTATATTTACATGTAGATAACTCACAAAACACAGGAAATTGGTCAGGATTCCAGGTTCTTCCTCCAGGAGCATTTGGAGAAACAGGAAATTTTGGGCAAGGTTCAAGAGCGGAATTTTTTGCAACAGGATGTACTCAAAATAGTGATGATTGCTTCTTCAACACCGGGATAATACATCAACTTCCATATGGTGTTAACCACCCCATCCCATGTGAAACCGAAGTTTGGCATACAGAGACTCTGCCCAATATCCTATACTCTGCTAATAGTACTACTACAGTATATAAAATGAAAGACGGCTCTTGGGGTACAGGAATGGAAACTTGGACCACTCAACCTTATATAAACAAATATGGATGGTGGGACTACCACACCAACCTACTTGCTGACTTCAGCATATATGTAAACGAGACTGTCCGATATAATACGATTACAGGGCTGACTAATCACGAACAGTATAATCTACCTGAGAATGTAGGCCCTCTAATTTGGGAGAGTGATGTGGGCAGTGGATGTAAACTTAATTGTTGTAATACGAGAGAAAACTCCGGAACATTTAACTACCAACTTAGTGGTGGTACAGGAGGGCCTTTAGGAACAGTCGTAACTGGAGGAACTAGAATGGAAAGTGAATCATTTAGTAAAGATGATGATTCATTAGAAAATACCGGAAGTCAATTTGGTTGCATGGAGTGTAATCCATTTGATAATTTTGTACCATATGAAACAGGACATACCTACAGTATTCAAGGGGCTTTAGGTCTTATGGAAGCTTTTGAAGAACCGGATGGAACAGTTACCTCCGTAACTGGAAACTGTGGTGTTCGTATATGGTATTTGTCTGGTCCTTGTAAAAAATATAAAGGAGGGGATAAAAATGTAATGGTTGTAAGTATAGTCGACGAAGTTAGTTCTATGACTTGCAATGCGACTTCATGGGGAGGAGTCCTTCCTTTGGATTATAAAAACGTTTATAATGGTAATGGAATCTCGGACTACACATTGAACAATGACTTTGACCAATTCTCTCCTGGTGCTTCGATGCCACTAAGTCGACAAAAACGTAGAGGATACCACGCAAAAGGAGTATACACCCCAAGCCCAAGTACATGTCCAGACCCTATGAATGGTCCTGGTTGTACCGGAAATGCAGGTTATCGTGGACCTTATGGGTGTGATGGTACCGCAGCAGATAATTACCCAACTCAGTGTGAGATAGTTTCAGGAGTGCATCAAAATGACTGGTCAGCTGGAGGACATCCACAACCAACAATGGATTTTAAATTTGCACAAGATTTATTTATGAGGACTCTTCCTTTTTATAATAGTTTTATAGGCTTTTTATACCCTGTAGTAAAAAATCTCGCTAATGCAAGGGCTGAATTTGCTTTACATGCTTATGGTGCTATAGTAGGAACAACGGTGGACCCCGCAGATTTAATAGAGAACCAAACGGTAGAATCTCAAGGAGGGACTTTCTCCGCAATTACTAAGTCTAACCCATATAGTCAAATAAACCCAATTGTATATAATAGACCTACAGTTCCTTTTTCACCAACTAGTTCACCTGCATGGTATAGTGGACAACAATTATACCCTAATTCATTTGTTCCTCCCTTCCATGTTACACATGGTGTTCAACCGTCAGCCCTAGGAGCTCCTGGTTTAGGTAACTATAATTGGGGAGTTAATCTGTCGGTAGGGTGTTCAGTTAACGCTCCTTCAGCTGTTGGTTGTTCTAGTTGTAATATATGTTGTAGTTCGGGAGATATATTTTCTGGAGGAACATTTAATAATGACTTAACTGAATTTATAAAAGGTGGAGCTTTTAAGATTATTACTACCACCACTGGGTGTACCGAGTGTCAATGTTTACCAGCTGTATTTAGAAGTAATACAGGACCACCAATTGTAATTGAGGATGAGGGATGTCCATGTCCTGGTGGAGGATTTGACCCTATATGTTGTATAGGCCCTAGTGGATGTCCATGTGGAGATGGTAGTTATAGTCCAAGTTGTTGTCCGGACCCAGAAGGACCTGGAGAAAGTATTTGTGGTCCTGCTGCAAGTATCAGTGGGGGACAGGGAGAAACACCATCTACTGGTGGGGGACAACCAAGCGGAGGAATTGGTGAGGGATTAACACCAAATGGAGGGTTTAGGACTACATCCAACATGAGTGCACCAGTTAGTAACGCTTCTTTCCGAGAAAACTTAAATATTCAAAACAATGTTAACTTTAATGTAAACTTACATCAGTTCGTCTATATGGAAAACGGAGAACAAAAGATAGATTATGATATTGAATTTGCAAGCACATCCACAGCAAATGGACAAATTATAAAAGAGAATGAAGCATTATTCTATTGGAAAATTGATAACGGAATTATTTCATATGACCCAAAAGGCAATCCAACCACTCAACCATGTACTTCACTAGAGTGGGCTGCATTAAATCAAAGATATACCGCGAGAGGAGCATATCCTTTTGTGTTCTTAAATTCTTATAGGAATGGAGACCCCGCCTATTGGAAATATAATAAAGAAGAGTATTGTATTACTTTAGGGGTACATAAGGATAATCAAGTAATGATGGTTACAAAAAGAATAAGAATTACGGGGGATAATACCTTTGGTTGGCAGTTAAAAATGCTAACATAATAATTAATTATGGTTTACATTCAGGAATTGGAATTTAAAATAATTATATAATATAAAAAGAAAGTAAAATGGGATATATAAGTAGTGCTACAACAACAGCTTTAGATTTACATATGACTTCGTATGGAAGAAAATATCTATTAGAAGGAAGTTTAGCCGATGCAATCATAAAATTCGCGTTGGGGGACCCCGATGCAGATTATAGAAATTCTATAAGATTACCATCTGGGTATGTACCAGATGTTACCGGGTCTCATCTTAATTGTATTTTTGAAGTGAATGATGGGTATGAACAGAAAGATAAGATAATTTACATGGATGATAATAGCTCTATAAATGCTATTACTAATGATAAAACGACAGTAGTTGGAATTAGAAACATAAGTGGAGATTACGATTGGAGTAGTCGGGCTTCCGTCAATGTATATGTACATGACTATCTTGGATTAATGGTAGGGATGGCACAGTCACAAGCTGGTAATCACCGATTTGGTAATTTTTCTGCCACGTCCCAAACAAATTACTTCACAACAATCAACAATACTTCTAACCAAGCATACTCCCAAAACATGCCTGGTTTATACGCCGACTTAGAACAACAAGGTAGAAGTTTAATAACCAATATATTTGACCAGGTAATGGTAAAAGATGGTGGTAGATATGTTCCTGCTAATATTTCATTAAGGTTTGTTGCCGAAAAAGACAGAAATATGTTTGAAAAGTTATCGGGAGCGGCCTGGATAGATTCGAAGAACGAACCGGTAGTTTCTAAAACAGGAGCAGAAAGAGGTATACGTAAAAAGAGACAAGTAGCTTCTCCCTTTACATTTATAAATAATACCTACACAGACTCAACAGGAAGAGCTTATATGGGAGCGTCTAATTTTGGATTTGGTTTTGGAAGATATGAATATGGGTATAACGTATCTAATGTTATAGACCCTAACGCAAACTATTACCCAAGTTATGGGTTTAATAATGATTTTGGTGGACTATATTCCCAATATTTAGTAGAGAATCCGTCGTTCAACAAACAGTTAGATAGTAGTAACTTAAACGCTGTTATTCCCGCTGCAAAAATTAACTTAGATAATAATATTAATAGCAATGCTTATTATATCTTACAAACTAATCAATTAAAAACCTTAAGTAAATCTGATAATTTTAGAGCTAATCCTAATTCGAATAGGGTAGGTTCTACTATAACTGAATCAAGTTTTGCGTTAGAAACATTCTTAGCCTTCGCAGCTGGTACGGCGGAGTACCAAGTAACTTCTAACTCTAAAGGGTATGATAAAGGTTTTGAAAAAGTCCAACCCAATAGTAATTACGAACCTTATACTATGATAACTAGATTAGTTAGTGATACTGTAGATTTCTTTAGTGCATTACAAGAAGATAACACAGTTGGAAAATTTATAACGAAGAGTGGTACTTCTCTCACTGAGAGTGTGTACCAAGTGCCGTTATCATTTTTAGTAGACAATACAGGTGACCCAGCATGTAAATCAGCAACACTAACTCTTAATTTTATATTTAGTGTTCCCGCTTTACTAGAAAATGTTAAATACGACCCAGCCACACCAACGACTCCAGCACGATACAGAATGTACGCGGATGATAGAACAACCCCTAGATTCTTTGGTGGAGACTACACAATGATGGGTGGTGCTTACACAATAAATCCGGTAGATAGTGCCACACCTAGTGGTTCTACTATCTTTAGAAAAACTACATTAAATTAATAAACTATGGCAAATCAAACATCACAAGCTTTAATAGATATGAGGGCAAATTTCCCCGACAATTTCTTTAGTACCGTTCCAAACGGTAAAATAAAATACCAAAAAGGTATAATATTTAATGACATTTCTACAAGTAATTCATCAAAAGCCCCAGTCATTGACGATAATACTCCAGGAGAAGTAAAAACTAATGTTGGTTTTTCTAAATTTATATCAGTTACAAATCCAACATACGACACCTCTTCAGGAGGTAAAATAATGTTGTGTTATAGTCCTGATGCAATAAATTATCAAAGGGACAATAATGGACAAATTACTGACGCGAGAGTCAATAGAAGATTTTTCTTTCCGGGGGTAGCTTATTTAAAAGTAAGTCCAGACGGTAAGTCATTAACCAGTGCAGGAGGAGCCCGAACAGTATTAAGTCCAGCAGCCACTACTACTGTAACTAGTGCAAGAATAAGTTCTCAGATTGGTGGGGGGAGATACTAATAAAAAATATATTAAATAAAATAAAATGGAATTTAAATCAGTAACATCAAAAAACGTATATTCAGAAATAATACCTTTTGGTACATTAAACCCTGCTTTTAATGGGTACAATCAAATCAATGGGTCTAGTTTAAAAATGACAGTAGCTCAAAGGGACCCTAACAATGGGAGAGCTTTTTCTAATTTATATTCCTCATTCTCTTTACCTGCAGCTAATTTCCAAGTTACAGGATGGGATATAGATTGGACTAATAATGCTATCCAAAATATAGATGACGCGAATGAGGTTGTAGTTGTAGAAATACCTAAAAATACATACGGTGAACTAATTGACGGTCGAACTATAAAGTTAGATTTACCCATAGTTAGTGCTACTACTACCTTAACATGTTATAGTTCGTACTATCAAACATATAACGCTTCAAGTGACCCAAGCCCAGAGGCCGAAGTATTTGGACATACATCAGCTCTAAGTCAAGGGTTAACGCCAGATATAGAAACACCAAGCACTAATGTTTCTTTTCTATTCTCCGACCAAATAGATTTACCTGTTAACGGGGGGTCTTGGGCAGATGGTTACACTACTTCTTCACCACCAAAAGGATATCCAGACGGAACTACTGAATTTTCATTTGACAACACGAAAAAAGTTGCAGCAGCAACTGACACAGGTAGTGGCCTAGATAAACCTATTGGGATTTGTTATTTGGATAAAGGATTTATTGTTATAACACATAATGTGGTAAAAGATATGATAGCATGGTCAGGAGCTACCACTTTAACTGGAGGTACATTTGGTACTAGTTTGGTGAGTGGAGCAACTCAAGTATATTGGTCAACTGGTAGTGATTTAACCTTTTATAGTTTTGAAAAACAATGGGTTCTAGATGTATTATGTCAAGCAGACCCAGGTGAATTTTATATTACTTCTAACCCTACCGCCGCAGACTTAAATCCAACAGTGACACCAGGAGGAAATTACGATTTACAAAGTGTAAGTAAACCTGTTTACATTACTGAAATTGGGTTGTATGATTCATTAGGTCATATGGTTGCCATAGCAAAACCAGATAAACCGATTGAAAAATACTATAATAACCCATCGTATTTCAATCTAAAGTTTAGATTTTAATGGATTTTAACACCCCTAAAGTATTAGGATTAGACGTATCAACAAAAACAATAGGTTGGGCTCTCTTTGATTGGCAGAGTGAAGAATTGTTAGAATTAACACATTTCTCACCACGCATCAAACCACAACCCACTGATAAGATAGAATTATTAATAAAAAAATCGGATGCGTTTAGTGAAAAACTAAAAGAAGTAAAAAATTTTGGCATACTTAAGGTAATTGTGGAAGAACCATTACTAACATCTAATAATATCTATACGGTAGGAACTTTACTTAGATATAATTCCATGATTGTTAAAACTGTACATGATGTGTTAGGTATAGTGCCACATTTTATATCCACTTACGATTCTAGAAAATTTGCCCACCCAAATCTCTACTCTGAAAATAAGAAAGGGAAGAAAGTATTATTTGGGGGTCACCCGAAAGGATGTGATAAAAAACAAATTGTATGGGAACAAGTGCAACCTCAAGAACCACAGATTAAATGGTTATACACTAAAAATAATACTCTTAAAAAAGAGTGTTATGACATGGCAGACGCATATACATGTGTAAAAGGATTTATGAGAAAAGAAGGCATCTGGGGGTAGTTTACAAACCCAACAATTTCTTTTATATTTAATTTGTGAATGATTTCGACCTTACCATAGAAGTATTAGAATCCATATTTGGAGAACATAAAAACCATTATGCAAATAAAGGACAGATATCTTTTGACTGCCCTGTATGTTCTTATGATATTAAAGGATTAGATAGTGGAGACGGAAAGGGGAATCTAGAAGTAAATTACTACCAAGGAGTATTTAAATGTTGGGCGTGTTCTGAAACTAACAACACTAAAGGAGGAATTTGGAAATTAATAAGAAAATATGGTGATAAGAATCAGAAACAGTTATTTGAATTATCTTACCCCGAAGAACCCCCTCAACTACGACACAATGTTTATAAAAAATTACAATTACCCGAAGATTTTATTTATTTAGATGAAGCTAACACTAATGATTTAATTGTTAAACAGGCTCTTAATTATTTACGTAAAAGAAATATAAGTGAAGAAGTAATTAAGAAATATCGTATTGGGTATTGTAGTACCGGAGCACATAAATTAAGAATAATTGTACCTTCTTATGATAGTAATGGTAAAATGAATTATTTTGTCGCTAGAAGTTTTGTTAAAACAAAATTAAAATATAAGAATCCTCAAGTACAAAAAGACACTATAATATTTAATGAACCTAATATAGATTGGGAAAAAGACATATACTTGGTTGAAGGAGTATTTGATATGTTTTTTTTAGATAACGCAATACCTATTTTAGGTAAAGTTATTTCAGATAAATTATGGCAAAAACTATATGAAGATTCCCAAAGTGATATTATTATATGTTTGGACGGTGACGCGTGGAGAGATGGTGTAAAGTTATATGATAAGTTAAACGGGGGTAAATTAAGAGGAAGAATAAAAATAGTTAAGATGCCTAAAGATAAAGATGTAGCAGATTTAGGTGGTAAAATAAATAAAGAGAATATTGTATCATTAGAAAAAAATTAATATGGATATAAGTGTAGAGCTCAGTGTGTTCAATAATATAAAGTATTACGATAAACCACATGAATATTATATTGACGGTGTAAGTATGTTGTCCGCTACTAGATTAATTGGAAGATTTAAACAAGATTTCGATAGTGAGTATTGGTCAGAGAGAAAAGCAAAAGAAAGAAATATAACTAAGGAAGAGATACTCCAAGAGTGGAAGTATAAAGCGGATTACGCATGTGAAAAAGGAACCTTGTTCCATGATTATGCGGAAAACTATTTAAATAATAAAATTTTTCCCTACCCAAAAGATAAAGTATTAAAAATATTAGGTAATAATGATGTGGAGAAAGACTTCGATAAGCTAGTTACATTATTTAATAAGTTCTACCAAGACTCTTACGGTAAGTTAATACCAATAAAATCAGAGCTTATAGTTGGAGATGAGGAGTTAGGTATTTGTGGAATGGTAGACCAACTATATTGGAATAATAAATCTAATGAATTACAAATATGGGATTGGAAGACTAATAAGGAAATTAAAAGAAATAATAGATGGCAAAAGTTTAAAGCACCTATTTCACATTTGGACGTATGTGAGTTTAACACTTATTCTTTACAATTATCCTTATATAGATTTATAATTGAAAAAAATACAGAATTAAAATTGGGTGATTCCTATATTGTATGGTTTAATGAAAAAAATGAAGACTACGAACCAATAAAATGTAGAGATTATCGAGAGGAAATAGAATTAATGATAGAAGAAATTAAAAAGGATGATTAATACTATAGTACATTTTTCTGATTTACATTTGAAATTATATAAGGACCATACCCATTATAGAGATATATTGGAATCATGTTTTAAATTATGGAAAGAAATAAACCCAGATAGAATTGTTTTTACTGGTGATTTAGTACATTCAAAAAATCAAATGACTCCTGAATTAATAGAAATGATTAGGTGGGTACTTATGGAATGTAGTGAGATAGCCACAACCTTAGTGTTAATAGGTAATCACGATTTTTTAGAAAATAACTTAGATAGGTTAGACGCAATAAGTCCTGTTTTATCCGCTATAAATGATGATAATATTATTTATTTAAAAGATAGAGGGATAGTAGAGGATGAGAACGTAACTTGGTGTGTGTATTCTTTAATGGACCACAACAAAAGACCTGATTTTACAAATAAAGGAGATTCACATTATATAGGGTTGTTTCATGGAGCTATACAAGGGTCCTCAACTGACATGGGGTTTGCATTTGAAGACGGGTACGATACTAATGAGTTTAGTGGGTGTGACGTAGTATTAGCTGGAGACATACACAAGAGACAAATACTAGACATACCCAACGGTAAAAAGGCATACATGGTTGGGTCATTAATTCAACAAAATTTTGGAGAAAACATTAATAACCATGGATTTGGAATTTACAACATAAAAGAGGGCAAATATTCCTTTAAAGATATTGAAAATTTAGCACCATATGTTAATTTTAAAATAAAAGATATAACAGATATAGAAAATGCAAAAGAAACCATCACCAACATCTAAAGTTCCTAAGGACTTATCATATAAAACTAAAAAAAGAGAATTTTTTGGGTTGGAGTTGCCTAAGGATTTAAAAAATGAAGTAGAACAATTTTGTAAATTAAATGAAATAGAAGATTGTGATGCATTTCTATTGGGGTGCCTTAAAGGAGGATTCGCTATTGAAAAATTTGGTAGAACCCCTGTTAGTGCAGGAAAAGAAATTATAGAAAAAGAAGTAGTTAAGGAAGTAGAAAAAGAAGTAGAAAAAATAGTAGAAGTTCCGGTGGAAAAGATAGTAGAAAAAATAGTAGAAGTCCCAGTAGAAAAAATAATAGAAGTAGAAAAAACTATTACCGATAATACTAAGATAGAGGAATATTCACAGCAAGCTAATGAGTTAAAACTAGAAAATGAAAGATTAAACCAAACTGTGAATATTCTTAATAATACGGTAGAGAATTTAGAAACTCATAGCGAAGATAGTTCTTCGAGGAAAAAAGAGATTGGAGAATTAAAAAATAAAATAAAAGAATATGAGGAAGTATTAGAACACTTTAGACGATTTAGTAGTCCTACTGCAACTCATCTAAAATCATCTAGATTAGATGATGAATATTATAAGGAATAAAATGGAATTTATAATTTGGATTATAGCAGCGTACGGAATGTCACAAATATTAGTATTTGGAAGTATATTTAATAAACCTAGAAAATGGATAAGTCGACACTCTAAATTTTTTGGAGATTTATTAGAATGCATGATGTGTACTTCTACATGGGTAGGGTTCTTTTTCTCATTAACATTTTTCTCACCCACTCTAGACTTAATAACCATACCTTACACCCATATTTTCTTTGATGGAATGGTAGCAAGTGGTGGTGTATGGGCTATAAATGCAATTGTTGAATGGTATGAAGAAAATAAACCGAAGAAAGAGGATGAAGACATTCTTCTATAAGGATAGGTTAGAAGTAGGATGTGATGAAGCGGGGAGAGGACCGTGGGCTGGCCCATTATTTGCCGCAGCGGTTATCTTAAAACCCGGGTTCTCCCACAAACTTATTAGAGACAGTAAAAAACTAAGTCCTAAACAAAGGAAGGAAGCAAGAGAGATAATTAAAAAGAATGCAATAGCTTGGAGTATAAGTTCTGTGAGCCCCAAAGTCATAGATAATATTAATGTTCAAAAAGCTACGATGTTAGCGATACATCGGTGTCTAAAAAAAATAAAAACAAATTTTGATTTAATTTTAATGGACGGCAATGTTTTTAAAAAATATAAAAACGTACAACACAAATGTTTAGTGAAGGGAGATTCTAGAATCTATTCAATTGCTGCAGCGTCTATACTCGCGAAGACCGCTAGGGATGAGTACATGATTAAATTATCTCAAAAATTCCCTGTGTATAAGTGGAATGAAAATAAAGGATATGGGACCCAAGACCACACCCGTGCTATATTAGCTAATGGAGATACTCCCCACCACAGAAAGTCATTCCTAAAGAATCTATATAGGAAGATGAAAAATAAAAAGAAAAAATTAGAGGCACATGATAAATTTCCATCTATAGGTAAAAAGACAGCTCTGGTAGACATAGACGAGACTATATGTTTTTATCCAGAAGGAGGAAGAGTTTATGAAAAAGCAATTCCATCCTACAGAAATATAAAAAAAATTAATAAATTATATAAAGAGGGATGGGATATCGTTTATTGGACTTCTAGAGGCTCATCCCAACCTAATAACCCACATAGAATGGAATATATTAGAAAATTAACGATAGACTCCTTAAAGAAATGGGGGTGTAAGTACAAAGAATTACAAATAGGGGATAAAAAACCAGGGTTTAACTTGGTTATAGACGATAAAGCAAAAAGAATTGATGAAATATAAAAATCCATATATAAAGGTTACCTGGGAAGATACACCTGAAAATTTTACCCAAGAAAAAATAAAAAGGGTAAAGAATTATTTTAGAAAGAAATATAATTCCGAAAGAGTTAATTTGGTAACTAAGATATTAGGTTTTGACAGTAAAGAAAACAACCGTATTACTACGGATAATGTGGTAGACCCGGTATACCAACGCAAGTTAATAAAAGAATTTCTAGAAGAACAGGGAGTTAGTATAGAGTGGGAAAAGTTAATTAGATTAGACAATAAGATTGAAGAAAAAATAGAATCTAATGAATTAGGAAGAAACAAAAAATGGTTCATTAAGTGGATTGAGTTTAATAATTTTTTATCTTTTGGAGAAAATAATAAGATTGATTTTACTAAGTATGAGGGATTAACAGGTATTGATTCCCAACCTTCTAATTTTGGTGGCAAAACTACTTTAACGGTAGACCTCCTGCTGTTCCTATTTTTTAATACCACCACCAAATCCAATAAAGCTGTGGAAGTATTTAATAGGTTTACGGATAATAATAGAGTGTTAGTAGTAGGAGAAGTAGAAATAGATGGAGAAGATTACATTATAGAACGAGGTGTAATAAGAAGACTAACCAAGAAAGGGGAGTGGTCAGTTAGAACTGAATTAAATTTTAGCAAAAGACTTGCTGACGGAACACTTCAAAATTTACAGGGTGAACAAAGAAGAGAGACAGAAGAATTTATAAAAAACTCTATAGGTACAATGGACGATTTTTTATTAACTATCCTCGCAACTGCTAATAATCTAGAAGATTTAATAGAAGCGAAACCGACTCATAGAGGACAAATTTTGACGAGATTTATAGGTCTAGAACATTTAAGAAAAAAAGAAGAAACCTGTAAAGAAATATATTCTTTATGGTCGAAGAGATTAATATCTAATGTTTATGATATCACAACATTAAAGGAGGAAAATCTTACTCTCGCTATAAATAATAAAGAATTAATAACAGACACCACAGAAAAAGTAGAAGAGGTAAAAGATATAGATAGTCAGATAAAAGAGTTAGAAGGAGAAAAGGAAAAACTTTTAACAAAAAGACATAAAATAAATCCTGAATTAATTATATTGAACCCTACTACACTAGAAGAAGAAATAATAAGTTTAGATAATAAAGTAAGGTCTATTATAAATAAAATTAATGAAATAGAGATAATAGAACCTACAAAAGAGTTTAATGACATCAAGTATAAAGAAATACAAAAAGAACTCACATCTAACCAAATAACCTACCAAGTCAACACCAATACTATTACTACTCTTGAGAAATTAATTAAGACATTAGAGGAAAGTGAGATATGCCCTACTTGTAAACGTAAATTAGATGATATAGACCATACTAATGAGATTGAAGATAATATTAAAAAATTAGAAGAGGGTAAAAATAATTTAGAAGCATTACAACATCATATTGATAATCTTCACATAGAGATAAAACACACAGATGTGATTAAAAAAGAGTGGGAACTTTTTGAGGTTAATAAATTAAGACATGCAAAAAGTCAACTAGAAGCAGACCAATTTAAATTAGAAATAAAAATAAAAAAACAAAATCTAAGTAATTGGAAAGACAATGAGAACAAATTAGAAGAAAACAAACGGATAGAAGAAAAATTATTAAGCCTCAAGACCACTATTGATACAACGAATGCAAACAAAAATAACTTAACCTATATATTACAAACTAATAAAGTAAGGATAGAAGATAATAATAGAAAGATAAAAGAAAATAATGGCAGAATAGAAGAGATAAAGAAAGAAGAAGAAGTGGATAAAATATTTAAAGCATATCTCATAGCATTTGGAAAGAATGGAATATCTAAATTAGTTCTTAGAAATACAATACCTTATTTAAATAGTGAATTAAATAGATTATTGTCTGATAGTTGTGAATTTACATTAAACTTACGGATAAATGAGAGAAACGAATTAGAATTTTGGATGATTGATAATGATACTTTAATTGAAAAATTAATGTCATCTGGTAGTGGGTATGAAAAAACTTTAGCCTCTCTAGCTTTACGTGCGGTATTAGCTAAAGTATGTGCACTACCACAACCTAATGTAGTTTGTTTTGATGAAGCTTTCGGAAAGGTAAGTGATGAAAACCTAGAATTAATGGGAAGATTCTTTATAAAGATAAAAGATTATTTTGAAAGAATATTTGTTATATCACATAATCCTTTAATAAAAGAATGGTGTGACCAAACTATCACAGTAAAGAAAGAAAATAATATTTCTAAATTAGCTTAATTCCAGATTACATTAACTGTTTTATCGTTTAAATCGACTTGTAGCCCT